TTGCACTCAAGTGGGTTTGAAGCTCCCCGAGAAAAGACCTTCCTACATCAAAATAAGATTTGCTCGTGTGTTACCAGATGGAAGCTTAGATACAACAGCAACTAATACTTGGGTCCTCAATAAGAAATCACCTGACACTTGGCACGGTTCAATCTGTTGGCCTATCAGCACTAAGTACCCAGTTAAGGTTCAAATCAAGATAAAGGGGACAGGAAGTTACGAATCCCACTTGCGCCAGTTTAAGGCTTGGAGTCCGTCTTCTGATTTTCCTGAGATGATTCAATAACTTCTTCTTCAGGAATCGCAATCTCATCGTAAGCTTCTAAACCTTTTTTAACTTCTTCAGGAATCTCTACAACTCGGCGGTCAACAATACCAAAGTCGTAAATTTGCTCACCTTCTTGAGGAGTGAGAGTAAGAGTCGCTTCTCCATCTCTCCAAACAACTACAGGGACAATTCCTCTAGTTGCTCCTTCTAGTAAAGCGTTTTCAGCGTATGCCTTTAAAAAGATAGGATTTTCTGGTTTGTGGGTCCAGTTAGAAAAATCAGCTTTCATTGCTCCTCCTAAATAATCAGAACTATTCTACTGAATCTTTCTTAGTCTGACGAGTAGGTCTAGCTTTGTTCTTCCAGTGGACTGTCTTAATCCTGTCCTGCCTAAAGGAGCGGTGCTGAGAGGCAGCGGTATTGGAGCCACCAACCACATCAATCCACGATGAGTCTGTCTTAGGGTTGTATACATGCTTGAGAAACTTATATCTCCCACGCTCACCCTCTATAGATAGTTCAGTCCCTCTAACTACCTTGCGTCCGTTGACAGTGATTTCTTCTGTAATCACCCAATGTTCGTTTGGTCTAGGAGCAGAATTAGTTGTCTTTGTGTCTTGTTTTTTTCTTCCCATAAATCTATCCTACTATCTTTCATCACAAAAGTCAAATGTTATTTTTACCATAACAGATGGCCTGGACATTTAACACGGTTTCTGCTAACTTCTATTCATGTGGGAAAAACTTATTCGGTCTGAAACACCTTTAACAAGTACAGTCGAATTAGATGACCTTACAAAAGAACTCATCACTCCTTTTGATTATCAATCAGATGGAACAGAGAGTTTCTATCCATACCTAATCCCTGATGACTTTCCTAAGGAATGGAACATCGGTGTAATTGTTGGAGCATCAGGAAGTGGTAAGTCAACTCTTCTTAGACACTTTGCTCAACCAATGATGGTCTCTTGGAACTTTAAAAAGTCAATTGCTTCCCACTTTGATAATCCAGTAGATGCTAATGAGCGTTTATCTGCTGCTGGTCTTATGTCTGTACCAGAGTGGGTTAAGCCTTACGGAGTTTTATCTAACGGACAGAAGTTTAGAGCAGATCTTGCAAGACAATTAAAAGACGGATTAACTATTGATGAGTTCACATCAGTTGTAGATAGAAATGTCGCTAAAGCAGCATCAACATCAATGGCTAGATATGTAAGAGCGAACAATGTAAAGAACATGGTTGTTGCAACCGTCCACCGCGACATCCTTGAGTTCCTCGAACCAGATTGGGTTATTGATACCGATCTTGGTGAGTGGACCTCGGAAAGGTATCTTCAACGACCTCAACTGGCTCTCAAAGTTTATTCTGCCCACAACTCCATTTGGAGCTACTTCTCTCAATACCACTATCTCTCCGAGAAGCTCAACAAGGCATCACACAGCTATGTGGCACTCTGGGAAGGACAGCTAGTTGGCTTTGTTGCTTCCATGACTTATCCGTCTGGAACTGTTCAAAATGCTTGGCGTGAGCATAGGTTAGTCATACATCCTGACTATCAAGGCTTTGGTTTTGGTCCAAGACTCTCCGAGATTGTTGCTCAGCATTATCTTGATAATGGAAAGCGTTACTTCAGCAAGACTTCACATCCACGACTGGGCGGATATAGAGACAGTTCTAAATTATGGAAACCAACATCAAAGAATCACATGAAGCGTAAAGATGGTCTGGTTGCGAGAGAAAACATGCGTTGGCAATTGAATCCTGAACGTTGGTCTTTCTCACATGAATACATCGGAGAAAATGCATAATGATTAATAGTTCTACAATTGATACATGAGCAAATCAGAAGACTCGGACTTTGAAGCTTTCTCTAAAGAGCTAAATGTTAGTCCTTTAGACCTAGATGCAATTCAAATGTTTGAACTCTATAAGTCTTTAATAAAAGCTGGGTTCATTGAGATTCAAGCTCTGCGTCTTGTCTCTATGATTGTTAATGAATCAATGCAAGATGAGATTGTTTTTACAGGGATGGATACAGATGAGGAAGGCTCAGAGGAAGAAGAGTTTTAGTCTTCTACAATCTCAGCTTCTAAATATTCAACAATCTCAGACTCATCGGTTTCATAAAAACCAATCTGCTTATTCAGATAGCCCTTAATAATTCTTGGGGATAAGAATGAGAGAATCTCTCTTCCTTCGCAGACATTGCATCCACAGAAGGGAATACCACTTTCTGTAAAAGGGTCTGCTTCAGGCGAATCAAAGTCGGCTTCTATAGAGTCATAAAGACCACCCATATATTCTTCCAACTCATTTTGAATGTTGGTTGCCCACTCAGGGTCTCTAATCTCAAACTTCATAAATTCGCGCATAGGTCAATCCTTCCACAGTCTGTCTTCATTTGTAAAGACAAAACCTATCTTCTCATCCGTATAAGCCGAGAGTATTTCTGGACCTACAACAACGATTGGGTCTCTCCCAGTGACGATGCATTGCAAGATTTTTGCTCTTAACGAGTTAGCCCACTCTTCATCATAAATTCTAAATTCAGTTCGCATTGGTCCCATTTACAAGAGTATAGACAAACTTGTATGATTCTCCTATGACAATTTACGCAAGAATCCCCGAATACGATGTGTATGTATTTCGGACTGAAGCTGGACCAGTCCAGTGTTCTCTATGTTCTTTTGGCGACCTTCTTGAAGCCTACTTTAAAGCAGAGTCAACTCAAGAAATGATTGACCACCTAAAGGCGCATGAACGCAAAGGCGACAAGATCCCAGGTGCCATCTACGAACAACTTCTTCAAGACGACGCCAAAAACTACCCCCTTCCTCGGAAGTAGCGCTTCGTTTCGTTATAGCGGAAAGAGAGTCGGAAAAATTGACTTTTACAGCAATCGTCTTAGCAGCAGGAAAAGGCAAACGTTGGGGCAACTACACAGGTGTGCCTAAGCATCTTTTAGAGATAGATGGCGAATCTTTAATTCAACGCACAACTAGGCAGATTTCTGTACACGCAGATAAAACTTTTGTTGTTGGCACAGATGACTCTTACAAGACCGAGTTTTCAGAGTTGTTTATACCTGAGGAAAAAAAGTCACCTCTAGAAATGCACAAGTTCTCGTCATCTCAAAAACTCTGGTCCGAACGAACAGTTCTTTTATTTGGAGACGCTTACTACACAGATGAAGCAATATCCACAATTGTTCAAGACACAGAAGACTTTACTTTTTTATTACGAAGTGGCCCATCTAGTTTTACTAAAAAGCCTTATGCAGAGATTTACGCTTTTTCTTTTTATGACTCTATCCACGAAACACTCCGTAAAAGCATCAGCACTCTTTTAGATCAGCAGGATATCTACAGTGCTGGAGGTTGGTCTTTGATGAGACATCTTCTTGGCATAAGTTATAGAAGTAGAACTGAAGACCATTTGTCAAAGGGACACTATATAGAGATAGATGACTGGACAGAAGACTTTGACTATCCACATGATTTAGATAGATGGTTAGAAGCGAGAGCTAGCCTTTAGGTGTAGGAGCCACAATTCCTTTTGCTTGCATATATGCAGCAACTGTCGCTGGAATCTTGTCACCACAGACATAGCGCAAGTGCCATGGCTCTTCAGGAACAACTTCCCAACTAAAACCAAACTCTTTTACGTTTGCAACAAGCCAGTTCAAACGCTTTGGTTCACCAGCAGAGTGCACATCAACAGCCAAGCCAAGATTATGTTGACTCTTACCCGGCGTAGCCAAGGTTGCCATTCCCTTTTTCTTATACCAAGTCTTACCTTCAAAGGTCTTTGTTGCACCAGTGCCAGTGTCTTCTAATTGGTAGCGTTGCAAGAAGCCACGCTTTTGCATTTCGTAATCGCGATATGTGTCGCCAGCAGAAGTTGGTTTTAGAACAACACCTTCAGCTTTTGCTTTCTCAACCATTGCATTCCATGCTGCACATGCAATCCAATGCATCTTTCCACCACCTGCTGCAGGAGTAAGAAGATGTGCAGGCAATTTGCCTGGAGTCTCGTTTTTAATATCTTTGGGGAGTACGACTGGAACGATATAGTCCCAAGCCAATTTCTTTTGTGAAGCCATATCTTTATAGATTACTTCATTGAAAAGGTGGCTATTTTTGTCCCATAACGAAGTTTTTGTGCCAAAGTCGGCCCTCAATGACATTTGTACAGAAGATAGGTTCGCCTAACCCAACTGAGTCAAACCAGTCGTACCACTTAGGGAGGCAGTCAATGTAGCCATTACTGTCATACGGAGCAAAGGGAATGTTGAAAGCATGCGCTACAACTGCCGCTGTCATAGAACCAGCAAGCACAAATCGTGCACCAGAAATTGTCTTGATTAACTCAAAGATATCTGTTTCTGTATCTACTACTGGACTAAACATTGCATCAGCGCTTAATTCATAAATTGATTGTTTGCTGTAGTCAGAAGGGTCTTTAATACCTCTTACTACTATTGCGAGCGCATTTGGTTCAGCTTTTATGTATTGCAGTGGGATGTCATAAGCAACATGCCCAGCCATATGAACATCGATGCCATGTCTTGCAAGTTCTGCTTTTGTGTGAGGACCGCTCACGCTTTGAAAGACGCACTGGTCTACAAGCTCTTTATTTAGTTCTGTTCCTCTCCACCCAGAGCGGGAGAAGACGGGTCTAAGACCCATAGCAAGAACTTCTAGAATTACTTCATTGCAGATGTAGTTTCCACCAGGAAAGTAAAAACGCTCAGCGTCCATCTCCCATTGGTAGCGAGTTCCTGAAGGGAGGAGTATTTCGTATAACGAGTCCCCAAAGTTCCTCGTTACTCCATCCATCTTCCACTCATATATCACTCGTCTACTTTATCTTGTTTCTTACCATTCAACTTTAAAATCCCAAGCCCGAAGCCATAACCAGCCACAAAGCCAACCATCGCACACATCAACATCACACTTACTTGATCCATTATTTCCTCCCTTCGCTTCGGAGAATGATAACGGAGTGTGAGCCCGGAGATTTTAGTTTTAGTGATACCTTTCGCAAGTGCAAGAAGAGCTTCGGCGTCTTAAGCGCTTCTGGGATAAGGTAGAAGTCTCAGGAGTTAATAAGTGCTGGAACTGGAAAGCTGCAATTCAAAGTAGTGGATACGGAGCTTTTGCTTACAAACCAAAGCACATCGTTACTGCCCACCGTTACATCTGGGCTGTTTATCATAACGATGGTGTTTTACCAATCTCTGACTTTTACGTTATGCATACTTGCGACAACAAGATTTGCGTAAACCCAAATCACCTTGAGCTTGGTACGGCTTACGAAAACAATAGAGATGCAATAAAACGCGGTCTTAATAAATCAATTGATGAGATTGTTGGTAGACCCAGCACTACCGAATACTGTCGCAACGGACATCCACGCATTCCAGAGAATGCTTACATTCGTAACTCAAGCAGAGATGGTTCTTACTTCTTGTGTCGAATATGTGTTTTAACACATAATCGTGCGTCCAGAGCACGAGTGGCTAAAAGGGTAAAAGCCGAATACATGCGTCAATACCGAGCACGGAAGAAAGCCACACCCACCTAACCCCCTCCCCCCCTACTTTTGGCTTCGTCGTCCTTTGTTAACGGAACGAGAGCCCGGAGATTTAGATTTTTACTTGGCGTCGATAAATAAATGGTCGCGCTGTATAGATGTCATTCTTCTCAGCAATAATAAGAGCCGTGTTCCAATCAGCACCAGCTTGTAGCGCACCGATTGCATACTTTGATCCACTGCCAATCCCATAGACGCCATCATCGCGCATAGAAACAGTGCAAGTCTCATCTACTTCATAAAGAGTGCCATTCAAAGCAATCAATACAAGAAACCCAGAATCTTTATCTGACTTGTCTTTTTCGTATCCTTTATCCTTCAAGCATTGCTTGAGGCTTGTAGAAACCTCAGTGACCATAAACTTGTAATGACTTTTATCAAGCTTTGGTGGCTTTGGCGGATTCCATTGATGTTGAATGATGTCGCAGGCATCTGCATCTCCAGAGCAAGCAATCATGTAGTGACCACGCTCTGTAATCTTCTCAACAAACTCGTGACAGTAAGGGCGGCCTGTCTCACCTGTTGTACGGCTGTCAGCAGCCAACAAACACCCTTCTTTCCCCTGAACTCCGATGATGGTTGTCATGGCTCCAATAGTAGCGGAATGGGCGCCCGGAAAATCAAGGTCTAGTCGGCTCTTCCGTAGGTTTTTAGTGCCCACCACATAATCAGCATTGGTGGTCCAAACACAGCAAGTTTCCAAACAAAGGAAGAGCTGGCTATAAAGACATACAGAAGAGTCACTATCAACCATGTCCCACTAATCAAGAGTGTTATAACCGCCATTAGCAAGTCCATATCAACAGATTAGCCTCAGAATCGCCTTGCCACACACCTGCGATAATTGATACACCCATTGGACACGGGTAGTTGGAGAGCCATGATTTCAAAAGCAATTGGCGTTATCGCCTTATGCCTAACTCTTACAGGGTGCGGCAAATACACCTTTGAAGATATCTACAGATATCCATGCCAAGACCCTGCCAACTGGGAAGCACCAGAGTGCGTACCTCCAAACTGCGAAGCTTATGGAGTTTGTACTAAAGACGTTATGAGAGGAACCCCACTTTTCGATGAAGATTCCGAATATGAAAATGCCCCAACTACCACCGAGGAAACCACGAATGAGTAAGAAGCGCTATACAACAGATGAACTCAATGCTCGACTTCGCTTTACTGTGGGTATTCTCCTTGCGCTGACAGTCTTTGGTGCAACAATGTCAATTATTTACGCTGTCACTTTCGTGACCCAACCTTTAGGCGAAGTCCAATCCGAGAACGACAAAGCCTTCTTTGGTCTTCTTTCTACGACTGTTTCTTTCCTTGTAGGCGTTATTTCAGGATTTATGCTCAATGGCACTTCTGCCGCTGGCAACACTAAAGAGGAAGAAGAGACTAAGTAATGTACGAGTACCGAGTAAAGAAAGTCCTCAAGGTCGTAGACGGTGACACCATTGATGTTGATATTGATTTAGGCTTTGACATCTCTTTTACCTCCCGAGTTCGTTTGGCTGGTATTGATACCCCTGAGTCCCGAACAACTGACAAGATGGAAAAAGCTCTTGGACTTGAGTCTAAAAAGAAGCTTGGCGAACTTATTGCCAGTGCTCAGACCATTGTCATCAAAACCGAGAAGCCAGACTCCTCAGAGAAGTACGGTCGTATCCTTGGGTGGCTCTTTCTTGATGGCGCAGAGAAGTCCGTCAATGAGGCTTTGATTGCTAGTGGCTACGCTTGGGGCTACATGGGAGACACAAAAGTTAAAGACTTTGAAGCTCTTCGAAAGAAGCGTTCTGAGAACAAATGATAGTATGAACTCACTAAGACCTTTAGATTGGAGATGACTAATGAGTGATCTAAATAAAGATTTTGATGCGTTTAAAGCTTCGTGTTCACCTGTTCTTGGTTTATTTGCGGAGACAGCAGTTTCATGCGCTATATGTTCTGCTTTGATTTCTATAAGTCAGTCTGATCAAGCGGTTTATTCTCATTTTCAATGGCACAACATTCACTACCAAAACCATGCAATGTTTGCACCACACTGGCACTCCGTTGAAACTGGACAGGTACAGGGGATACCAGATACTCCTTCGTGGGATAAAACATTTGGATAAGAAATAAAAGCCTAAATACCCCTTTCCCCCTTTTTCCTTTAGTCTCCGCCGATTTTAATAACGGAGTGGGCGCCCGGAAAATCAGCTATTTAATTGCTTGCCACCATGCGTCTTCAAGTTCTTGTATTTCTTCTGGAGTCTTAGTCTTTTTTGACTCCAGCTCTTTTTCTTTTTCGTACTCTTTTATGTCGTGTGTGTCTCTACTAGTCATATTTTCAGGATAGTGGCTATATCTTAGAAATGTCTACTTAGCTCCATCTCGGTCCAGCGAAGCTGACCCTCCAGTTCCACGATGCGGAACTTCAACTTCTCAATATCTTCTTCAAGTTGTGAAACATGTTTCTCAAGCCACTTCAGATATTCGCTGAATGCTCGGTTGTAGTCGCTTTCGCCAAGGGGTGTTTTTTCTAACATAAGCTCCAGCTTATGCAAATCTAAAACCCCTAATCTTGCATTTTTTACCCTCTAAGAGTATTTTCTTCCTGTGAACAAGATTTGTAATAGAAAGACGCGCTACTCAAGCAGAGACATGGCTGAGCGCTTTGCTCAGATGAAGACCTACTCTGAAGATAAAAACGGCAGGCTAGGGCTTTACTCTGTTTATGGTTGCGACACTTGCAATGCTTGGCATGTCTACAAACTAAGAACTACATCTAAGAGAACGGCTAAGGCATAGGTTTATCCTATATTGTACGAAAATCGCCCGTAACGTACAATATCTGAACATTAGGAATCTCTATATAGGGTCATAATGTTGTACAAACTTAAGTCTAAGGGTGTACACTTCTAGCATGACTTCAGACGTAACGATGACCCCATACGCAGCTAGTACGGGCTTCTACAGCAGCTCAACAGCAATGTCATCTATGGATGACACTTGGTCAACTCCTGCAGACTTCTTCAACAAAGTCTCTAAAGAGTTTGACTTCACTCTTGATGCTGCTGCACTGCAGTCATCGGCCCTATGTCGTAACTGGTATGGACCAGACCATCCTCATAGAGACCGAAGAGATGCGTTCACCCGAGATTGGCACCAAGATGCTGGTACAGGCATAATTTGGTTAAACCCACCTTATGGAAAGACCATCAAGGAGTGGATGAAGAAAGCAGACGAAGAATCCCAAAAAGGAGCAACTGTCGTCTGCCTAGTCCCCTCAAGGACGGACACAGCATGGTTTCACGACTACGCTATCCACCACGAGGTTCGATATATCCGAGGACGGCTCAAGTTTGGTAAATCCAAAAATGCCGCCCCCTTCCCCAGTGCCTTGGTTGTAATGCGACCAAAGGTTCTCTAGAATAAAGTCGAAAGACGAAAGGTAGGTAATGATGATGGACCTTAATTGGAAAGCCCCGTTTGAGTTCGCTTTTGAACTCGGACTGTTTCTAGTTGGATCAATCCTTGTTCTGGCAGTTGTGTTTTTTTCTGCACTGGTAATTTATGGTTTGGTTAAGGGCTTTTTCGCTGCTCTTGCTCGGGCTCGTAAACCAAAAGAAGAAGCAGCAAAGCCAAAACTAAAAACCGTTAACTAAAGATGGAGTCACCTGCTTGGTGGTGGTCTTGGCTCCTGATGACCGTCGGGGTCACAGGTCTCTACTTCTCGGGTCGTAAGTTCTGGTGGGGTTGGCTCATCGGTCTAGCGTCCGAGGTTTTGTGGATTGTCTATGCGGTCACCACTAAGCAGTATGGCTTTATTGTTTTTGCTGCTGTCTATGCAGCAGTTTTCATTAGAAATGCCCGTCAGTGGTATTTAGCTGAAAAGGAGTAGGAATGTATAAAGCGACCTTTAGGTCTGATGTTGTCGTTGAACTTGTAAAGCACAGCGCTTCTGACCATGATGTTGCTTTTGCAGCCAGAGTCTCTACTCAAGGTGAAAGGTCAAAAAACAGCTTGGACGGGTTCTCTATGGAGAACAACGAGAAGTTGTTTGGACTTATTAACTTCCTAGCTCGGGAACGACATGGTTCTCCGTTTGAGCATTCTGTTTTTACCTTTTATGTCAAAGCACCTATCTTTGTTTGGCGTGAGCATATGCGTCATCGCATGGCTTCCTATAACGAAGAGTCTGGTCGATATAAACAGTTAGAACCAGAGTTCTATGCTCCACCTAAAGATAGAAAACTTATCCAAACAGGTAAAGCAGGAGCATACATTTTTACTGAAGGAACTGACGAACAATATGCAGTAACTCTTCAGACCTTCCGTAGAAACTGCAACGAGGCTTATGCATCTTATGAAGAACTTCTTCGTCACGGGATAGCAAGAGAAGTCGCTCGTGGAGTTCTCCCAGTCACTATCTACTCTTCTGCCTATGTAACTATGAATGCCAGAGCGCTTATGAACTTCTTAAGTCTTAGACGCTCTGTTGAAGGCTCTCACTTTCCTTCTTACCCCCAGCGGGAGATTGAAATGGTTGCCGAGAAGTATGAAGAGATATTTAAAGAACTTATGCCTTTAACCCATAAAGCTTTTGTTGAGAATGGTCGTGTTGCCCCGTGAGTGAAGGAATCGCCTACTGCTATGCCCGAGTATCTACTCAGATGCAAGCAGAGGATGGAATGAGTCTTGGTGCTCAAGAGAAGCAGATGAAAGCTGCAGCAGAAGCTGCTGGCTATGAAGCTGTCATTCTTCGTGAAGAAGGTCGCTCTGGTAAGAGCATTCAAGGAAGACCAGTTCTCCGTCAAGCATTAGATGATTTGGACTCAGGAAAAGCTAAGGCTTTATATGTAACTCGTCTTGATCGCCTTGCTCGTTCTACTCGTGACTTCTTAAGTATTGTTGACCGTTCACACAAAAACAATTGGCGTCTTGCAATGCTTGACTTAGGTCTTGATACTGCAACATATCAAGGACGCTTCGTTGTAACAATTATGTCAGCAATGGCTGAGATGGAACGCGGAATGATTTCCATGCGTCAAAAAGATGTTCATCAAGATAGACGTGACAAAGGTAAGGTTTGGGGAATTGATTTAGGACCTAAGTCTCCAGTTGATGAAGCAGTTCGTCAAAGAATATTTATTGAACACAATGCTGGAATTTCTTACCGTAACATTGCCGAAAATTTAAATAAAGACGCAATACCAACAGCGCACAGCGGCGAAAAATGGTACGCGTCAACTGTTAGAAACATTTTTGTAGCACTTTCTAAAGAAAATCTAATATCACCTAAGTAAAAAATACAGTAAAATTACATTGTAATTCTGACTGGACACCAGATTACAGCAGGCTGTTTTGCAGCCTGTCTTCGCCTTGCGCTGGAGGCTACTTATGGTTGCTCATTTTTCTCGTGGAACAAAACGTTGGGCTACCCGTTTTTGGTTATCACTAGTTGCTAGCCCTTTTATACTTTTCTTGTACACAATATTTTCTCCTTCAGTTGCATATGCAGATGACGTAAGTCAGGGGGTTCAAACAGCAGGAACAGAACCTAACTCGACATCTACTAATCCAGGTGCGTCTTCGGGAGGTGATCCACAAGCTTCTTCTAGCAGCTCAACGCAAGAGCAAAATGCAGGAGCAGCAACCGCAGTAGCAACAGCGGTATCTAATGTACTTACTACAATTCAAGAAAAAGTTAGCGATGCAGCTACGGCTCTAGCAACCGCTATAGAAACTAAAAGTCAAGAAATTGTAGACCATGTAATTTCTGTTGGAGCAGCAACAGATACAACAACAGCTGTCACTGTAGTTCAAAACAATCCAACAACTAATGCAGCAGTTCAAGCTGCAACTCCAGTTATTCAAGAAGCACAGACTGCTATTGCAGCAGCAGACTCAGCAACAGCAAATGTTGCTACAGCAATTCAAGCAGTTGATACACAGACTGCAGTAGTAGAGAGTGCAACTACAGCAGTCGATTCAGCAACAGCCGTAGTAACTACAGCGACAGCAGCAGTTGATTCACAGACTGCAGTCGTAGCTACAGAAACTTCAGAGTTAACTACTCTTCAAAATACTCCGTCAGATAGTAAGACCTATACAACAGAAGGTTATGTAGCTCCTGTTGCTCCAGAAACACCTACCGTTATAACAACTACATTGCCAACAATGTATGACGGCTATACAAAAATCAATACTCCCTTTGACATCAAACTTGGCAACACTGTGTATGAAGGTCAGGGAACAAACAGCCAGATTTATGTTAGTTCAAAAGCAACGATTACCTTTGGCAATGGGGACGTTAACTGGTGGGATTTTCCAGCAGGAGCACATATCTCAGTCTTTGGCAGCGACTTTATGAGTTCAAACGCAAACGGATCATTTACAACAGTCACAACAACTGAAACTACTTTAGAGGTTGATTGGAACTTAAAACGTTTTCAAGATCATAATGGCCCACTTACAAATGTTAATTGGAAGATGACAGTCAACCCAACAACAGGGGAATGGACTGGTGTAGGAACTGTTGCAGGAAACACCACCCAGCTTTATAACGGTCCTCGTATTGGTGTTCGTGAAGCAGCAGGTCAAGAAATTAAGCCAATGACCAATGTAACCAATGAGACTTTAACTGCTCAAATCACTGAGCAAACAGCAGTTGTTGCTACAGAAACAGCGGTTTTAGCAACTCTTACAGAAGTGAAAACAGTAGCAGTGACAGAGCTTGCAACAGCTCAGACCACACTAACAACAGAAACTCAAACATTAGGTAACCTCCAATCAGCGCAAAATAGCGCTGTAACAACAGCAAATCAATTAGCTGACACTGCAACAACTAAAGTTGCAGAAGCTATTACTGCAATGGCTAACGCCGTATCCGTTGTACAGTCTGAGATTCAAGCACCGCCAGCACCGCCAGTAGAACCAACGCCAGAGCCAGCACCGCCAGTAGAACCAACGCCAGAGCCTGCACCAACACCGTCCCCAGAACCAGCGCCAACACCACAGCCGCAACCAGAGCCAAGCCCACAGCCGCAGCCGCAGCCAGAACCCAATCCAGAGCCTTCTCCAGTACCTTCACCACAGCCAGAGCCTACTCCTGTTCCTGCTCCTGAGCCAGAGCCTCAGCCTGTTCCACAACCCGAACCAGAGCCACAACCTGAGCCCACACCAGAGCCAGCACCAGAACCGCAACCAGAGCCGTCCCCAGAACCAGCGCCAGAGCCAGAGCCAATACCTTTACCAGAACCATCTCCAGAGGTTACTCCAATTCCTGAGGCTGAACCTGCGCCTGAACCAGCTCCCGAGCCAGAACCAATACCAGAACCAGCACCCGAACCTGCACCAGAGCCAGAACCTGAAGCAGAGCCAGCGCCTATGACTGTTGAGGAAATTCAATCCGAAGTAGCTGATTTAGTTTCTGACGGAAAGCTTTCTTCTGCTGATGCTGACAAAATTTTAGATGCTTTAGATGCCGACGGTGTTGTGACCAATGAAGAGGTTGCAAACTTAACTGATGCTCTATCTAAGGGTGGAATCACAGAGGCAGAATCAGAGCTTATTTTTGATGCCATAAATGCAGACGGAAAAGTGACTCAATCTGAAATTGATTCTTTAACTGATAATTTAGCTGAAGACGGAAAACTATCTACCGCTGAAGAATCTCTAATTATTGATGCCATAAGCGCAGACGGAGAAATTAGTAACTCCGAAGTAGCAAATCTCGTGGATTCGCTAACTGAAGATGGAAAACTCACTGCGGCTGAAAAAGAGTTCGTTGCTGATGTTCTTATTGAGCAAGCTGATGGTGAAGCAATCTCATCAGAAAACATAGAGGCTGCTGGTCTTACTTATGAGGACCTTCCAGCTGAAACTCCTGTTGATGTCAGAACAGATGAGAACGGTAATGAAGTAGTCATTACCGCCGAAGTCGCAGCAGCTTTAGAGGTATTAGCAAGTCCTGTAGAATTATTGTCTACTATGTTCGACGACCCTGCTCAAGCACTGCTTGCTTTGGGGAGCATCGGGGCAGATATGTCAGATGAAGAACGAAAAGAATCTACCGAGGCAGTTGTTGCAACTGTTATTGCTGCTGGTGCAGCAATAAATGCAGTTGGTGCAGCAGCAGCTGGAGCCGCTGGAAGTTCTGGTGGCGGAGCCCCAAGTGGCGGAGGAAGTTCTGGTGGCGGTGCGCCTTCAGGAGATAGCAAAGGAGTTAGGAGGAGAAAACCATGAAACTAATTCGAGACATGATTGACCAACTGTGGACACTACTAGGCATGTTTATTGCTTGGGTAGTTCTTGATGGTTCTGCAAAGACCATTGTTGGCTATGCCATAGTTGGAACCATTCTAGCTTGGGCAATTACATACCCTTTAAGAAATCCAAAAGATCAGGAAGAATAATATCCTCCTTTAACGTTGACTTCAGCGTGTCGCTATGATAATCTACATCTGGACGCGCTGGACCTAACGACATAAATGGAGAGAAATAATGAGCCGAGAGCTTGTAGAAGAGTATGCAACACAGATTGAACCGCTTCTTGCTATTGCAAAGAAAGCGTATGGTCCCCGCGATCAACAAACTCCTGCCCACACAGCGAGTCGTGAATACACGCGACTTCTAACAGAATTTCATAGTCGTGGTGGCAGTCTTCCACTTCTTGCTAAGCGTTTAAGTGTTGCATATGCTGGCGTGCGTCGTCGTGTTGTAATGAATGATATTTCAGTATCTATTGCTCGTCCTAAATTGCGAGTTAAAGATCAAGATGTTGCTGGTTCAGCAGAGCGCGTAAAAATTGCAAAAGCAAAAGATGTTGATTCATACCATGACCAACTTGCACATGAATATAAATTAGGAATTTCTCTTGCAAATCTGGCAAAGGAATTGGGCCTAAGTTCTGCAGCCCCGTTATACTATGGAGTCCAGAGAAGTCTTCAGCGTAGTCAGTAAGTGGGTATCTAATGGGTAAGAGTCTGATGGAGCACATTGCTCTCTTACCCATAGAAGAACAAAGAGCTGCCCTCGCAGACTTGGACATGGAACAAGTTCAATGGTCTTGGGAAATGTGGGCACGCCCAGAACAACGTCCACCTGATACAACTGACTGGGCAATTTGGCTTTACCTTGCAGGTCGTGGTGCGGGTAAGACAAGAAGCGCCGCTGAGTGGGTCCGAGAAAAAGCAAAATACACAAATCAAGGACAACTTCGCTTCGCTCTTGTCGCCCGTACTGCTGCAGACGTGCGTGACGTTATTGTTGAAGGTGAATCAGGGATTATGAATGTGACGCCTCCAAGTGAGCGTCCACATTACGAACCATCAAAGCGCCGATTGACTTGGCCTAATGGAAATACCGCAACTTGTTTTACTGCTGATGAACCAGACTCACTTCGTGGTCCTCAATGTCACTACGCGTGGGCTGACGAAATTGCAGCATGGCGTCAAACACCAGATGCTGCAGGAATGACTTCTTGGGACAACCTTCGAGTTTCAGCTCGTCTTGGACCACATCCACAAATTATTGCGACCACGACACCTAAACGTGTTCCGATTCTTTACTCTTTAATTGAAGAAGCTAAGAAAACAGGACGAGTAAATATTTCTCGTGGTTCTACTCTTGATAACGCAGGAAACTTGTCAGATGCATACTTGCAGGCAATTACTGGAGTGTATGAAGGCACTCGTCTTGCTGCTCAAGAACTTTACGGTGAAATGTTGGATGACATTGAAGGCGCACTGTGGACTATTGAAATGATTGACAGAGCACGAGAGTTGATTCTTCCGCCTCATGCTCCACTTCGTGTAATTGGTGTTGACCCATCAGTTGCAGAAAATCCACGAGATGAGTGCGGAATTATTGTTTGCGCCTCAACAGCAGATAGAGATTTGTATAAGCGCCACGCTTGGGTTTTAGAAGATGCAACAATTTTAGGCTCACCAGAAGTGTGGGCAAACAAAGTTGTAGAGATGGCTCGTCGTTGGGGTGCTCCAGTTGTTGCTGAAGTAAACCAAGGTGGAGCACTTGTGCGTAATGCTATTAACTCTATTGATCCAAATATCAAGGTATTTGAAGTTCACTCAAAGCACGGTAAAGCTCTTCGTGCAGAACCTATTGTTCTTGCCTACGAACAGAATCGTATTCACCACGTTAACTATCTTCCAGACTTAGAGTCTCAGATGTTTTCTTGGATTCCAGGAGAGTCTAAAAACTCACCAGACCGCGTTGACGCACTTGTTCACGCTATGACTGCTCTTATGATTAAGCCACCTCAAGGATTTATCGGTGGTCGACTAACTGCAAAGTCTCCAGCTGCAAGAAGGCTTCCTCCACATCGTGGTCCTTCTGGCGGAAGAATCTTTACACCTCGTTAACGAGCAAATCTAACTGCTGTATTCCAATCAATGTCTGATGAAGGCACTGGTCGTGGAACCAATGATCGACCTAACACAACTGCGCGAGAACCTGTTCCTTCAATCTGAACACTTCTATCTGTAAGTTTTCTCTGCAAGTTACCTTGAGCCATTGGGCGCTCACCGCGTTCTTCACACCACACTCGGTATACACCGTAAAGTGATTTGAATGCAATGCTTGCTCCTTCATTATCGTTAGTTTCTTCTGATAGGAAGATACCAATACGGTCTTCGTTCTTACGATAAATTTCAGCTGCTTCTGCAACTTGAGTACACCAACCAAGAGCATCACGAGATGATGAACCTAGAAGTTTGATTGCACCTTCAACAGCCCATGAAAGAACTGCTGGAAGAGCACCCTCTGGGTCAAAGATGTATTCCTTCAAGTCTGGGTCCATAACTTCTGGAACACGAGTAAATGGAATTGGACGAATACGACGCCACATAGCATCATCAGTAATTACTGGACGGTGGTTAGTAGAAATCCAAAGCTTTGCTTGTGATTGAAATGTAAATGGTTGTTCACCTGGAGAACGAGCAGAGATTTCAGATGAACCAGTTAACTTCTTAACTGAGTTCTCTTTCATACGCTCTGAGTCTGGAAGTTCGTCAACCCAAACAACTCTACGACCACGAAGCTGAGCCCAGTGATACAAATCTGTTCCATTAGATTGACCATCGTTAGCAGCAAGAATGCTTGAATCAAGAGGCCATGCGTACTGTGCAGTTCCAAGAGCTTTAACAAGCGCTTCAACAAAAGTGTTCTTACCAGAACCAGCAGGACCATAAACCAAGAACATCAAGTCATATTTATTTGAACCCGTAATTGAGTAACCAGCTGCACGCTGTAGCCAGTCTTGATATTCCTTATCTCCACCAGTAGCAAAATCGATGAACTGTTGCCAACGAACATTTGTGTGACCACGAGTGTATGCAACAGGTGCACGACGAGTGATGTGCAAATCTGGACGACCCTTTAGAAGTTCGCCAGTACGCAAATCAATTACACCGTTGAGAACACCTAAAAGATTTTCATCTTGGTCCCATATCTCAACAGGGATTTCTACACGAGGGTCAGATTTTGCAGAGTCAATTGCTCCACGAAGACGAGAGTTAGAACGAGATTGGTGAGCCCATTTGATTACCTCTGTCTGCTGTGATTCTGGGTAACGAGTAACTTCAGCAGAGATAACTGGAGCAATCTTCTTTGCAAGTTCTTGTACTTCAAGGTCTTCTCTATCTGGTTTCCAATATCCTTCTTTCCAAACAAACCAACCAAGACCAGTTGTGTAGCGGACACCAGCACCGAATACGTCAACAAGACGACGACCGTTGCCCGTGTCTGAAAGCGAGCGCTTTCCTTCATCCCCACCGTCTTGAATATTTAATGAGTCTGGGTCTTTAGGAACATCCATATTAGAAATAGATGTAGCTTCATGGATTGAGTCACCGTCTTCAATTGCAGACATAACAGATCCGCTAATGGTTCCAGCAAAGTGAGTCTCTGAAGTAGGGTGAGGACGAACAACACCTGTCATAGCTTGAAGTTCTTGAATCTGATTTGTGCTTGATGAAATTTTATCTGCTTGCTTTTTCATCCACTCGGCTGTCTCTGGACTCATCAAACCAATTTTTGGATTGTTAGCAACAAAGTCAATAGCGCGGTGGACGTGATGTAAAAGACCGTTAGTTCCTTCAATATGAAGAGGCGGGTTGACCTTAGTTGCATTAAAGCGCAACATCTCAGACTCAATCATTTGACGAGTCATGTCATCTGTTCCGTACTTATTTGCAAGAGCGCAAGTTAATTTATAAATATCAACAGCACGAGAGCCTTCTTGAATTCCTTCTTCAAGAATTTTGTCAATCTCTACTCGCTCATACTCAATACCTTCCCAGCTACTATCACCAAGAGTGAAGCTAGAGCGCTTACTTCTTTTACGAAGTGCTGCAAGAAGTTCTTCAGGGGCTTCTGTCATTTGCATTTCCCAAGGAGCTTTTCCTGGAACCCATTCGTAATCAACACCAGAAAAGTGTCGTGATGGTGCAATCAAAACATAACCGTTATGTTTTATATCAATACCCTTAAGACCCATCTTGCTAAGGTTTCCGACAAGACCTTCTGAATCATCACAACGATAAAAGATGTGACGACCTCGAAGAGCTTTTCCATTTGCAGATGTATATGTGCCAGTGATTGCTTCAATTGTTGGAGGTAATGCTCCTTCAACAAGTTCTTCAAATTTTTCAAAAGACTCTGGACCACCAGAACGTGGATCAATATCAATTACAAAAAAGCCAGACTTCTGACAATGAACACCAGTGTTGTAGTTAGGGTTCTCTTCCCACCAACGATTAATAACGTTTATGTCATTAGTTGATTGAATGTTCCACTCATTAAGAGCTGGGTGTTTTCCTACTTCTTTTGGTTCACCATGAGGTCTATTGCATGTACAACGACCGCCGACAATTCCATGACAGGGAAGAATATTCCAGCCAATGCTGGAGTAAAACGAAGCGGCTTTCGCCAGTCGATTCGTATTCTCGCTGCTCACAGAACCCTCCTTGAAGATAGATAGGAAAGCTACTCAACATTCACCTAGAGAGTCAAGCAGTTCAAACTTTTATTTGGTAGAACGACTATACAGCCACTCGCGTCGTTTGTATAGAAATCGGCGTTAGTAATCTAATATAAACTAATAACACTTGTCGTCAAGTTCAACCATCTTTTGATAGGAACTATCCTTGTACAATCTTACTCTACTAGCTGCCGATGCTGGCTCATGGTGGGAGCCTGGCACCCCAAACTCTTTAGATGTCGGAGATGTCTCAGCCATCTTGGGTTTGATTGCCTTAGCTTGTGGAATGCTATTTACTGTTAGTAAGGTTTGGATGAAACTACTTCGCACCATCATCCGTGAAGAGATAACTGAAGCAACTGCTCCAATACATCCTGCAGCAAATGGTGGGCTTAGCCTAGCGGATGTGGCTAGAAAGACAAATCAGCTTGAAGCCCAGATGTGCAGGATAGAAAAACAGAATGACGAAACGAAGGATTTGATTATCAAAGTCCTATCCCAAGCGGTCATAATCCCAGACACCGCACCTTCGGACCCAAAGCCAGCTCGGTCCCGCTCTAAAAAAGCATCTTAAGTTTTCATCATAAAACTTACAATAAAATAGAATTTTCAAGCACTTTTTTGTGTCTTTATTTTCCGACACGCAACTCTCTAGTAATGCTTCACACTGACACATTTTAGTGTTAGAGTTACTCGTGGGGTAACAGTAAATCTTATAAACAGATTTGGTGTTAGTCTCAGCCTATGAGAACTGGAGAATAACTTGGGCCTTGCAGATAAATTAAAAGAAGCCACACGTTCTGAACCGGGACTACCCTGCGGAGTAGGGAAACTCCTTGATGATTTACAGGGAGACGACAAAGAAGCTTTACAAATCGTGTTTTCTACACGGTCTAAATCTGGCACGATCTCAAATCGTCAAATCCACGAGATTCTTTTAGGGGAAGGTTTTGATATTGCCTTTGCCTCAATCAATCTCCACAGGCGACAACAGTGCAGATGCTTTGTTGGGAAGAACAGCAAGATTCGTTTAGAGAACGCTCGCAAGGATTCTTAATGTCAGAGCTAACAGAGAAGCTAGCAGCTTTAGTATCACCGGGACCTAGCGGCTCTGATACTCGGGCAACAAACACGCCCGAATCGTGGAGACCTCGTATGGAGGTTGATGAAGAGGGTGGATACCTCATCTCAACCCCTCGCCCAGCTGGGGAGATGCCAGATGCTCGCGAAATCCTTCTTGATTTTAAGCTTGACCCAATGTCTTGGTCTGTGACCAATGTTCGTAAATCCCAGTGGCAAACCTACTCTGGAGAGTGGTTAGAAGCTCAAAGAATCACTATTACACCTATTTCTAAGGGAAAAATAGCTGATAAAGACCTAGACCAGCTTATGGAAGAGGTATCCAAGTGGAGACCATCCAAGACAGATAAAAAAGTATCTGGCGAACTGGCGTTCGTATTTGCCCCCAGCGACCAACAAATTGGTAAAAAGCAGGGAGATGAAGGTAGCGCAGACACTGTTCGTAGGTTGCTTGAAATAACTGAACAAGCAGTCTGGCGACTTAAAGAACTAAGAAAAATAGGAAGAAGTATTGGCACGATAGTAATTCCTCTTCCAGGTGACCATGTTGAAGGCAATGTAAGTCAAAATGGAAAACTTCAAGGGCTTGCATCCTCAGATTTAGGGCTTACAGAGCAGACTCGTGTCGCTAGAAGGCTATTAATGGCGCAAATAAAAGCATTTGCTCCACTAGCTGACAGGATTATTGTTCCTGTAGTTAATGGTAACCACGATGAGGTTACACGGCAGGTTTCTGCGGATCCTTCAGACGGTTGGAACGTAGAAATAGCATCTGCAGTGCAAGATGCATGCGCTGAGAATGATGTATTAGGGCATGTAGAATTTCGTTTCCCAGATAAGCAACATCAAACACTTGCAATTGATATTTGTGGAACAATGCTTGGACTGTTTCACGGTCATCAAACTGGCACAAACGTTATGAAATACCTGTCTGAGCAATCAGCAGGTCAAACAGCATTAGGAATGTGTGATGTATGGATTTCGGGCCATTATCACTCATTTAAAAGCATGGACATAGGTGGTCGGTTTTGGGTTCAAGCACCTACAACTGATCCCGGTTCTGCATGGTTTCGGGATAGGCATGGTTTGGAATCACCACCGGGGATTTTGACTATGGTTATAGGTGCTGATTACGACCCTCGGAAGGATATAAGTATCATTTCGGGGACTCGCAAGGCGTAAGTTTCAGATTAGCCCTTCCAAAAACCGCGTAGAATATAAACGGTCGAGAAGTCTGTTACCTGTGCAGTCTTCATATAAACGCCACTTAGACCTGGAGTGCCGCCAATGAGTTTTTCTCCTGACGTAAACACAAGACGTGTTGTTGGTCAGTATCTTAAGAGTACTGGAGCGCCTGCGTCAGGCACTGTCACTTTTGTCGCGTCTAGTCGTCTTGAAGATGCCAACTCTGCAACTATCCTTTCTACGCCAATTGTTGCAACTTTAGACAACACAGGATCAATTTCTGTTTTACTTCCTTGCACTGATGATTTAGACCTTAGTCCTCGCGGTTGGTATTGGACTGCAAAGGTTCGTATTGCTGGTTCACGAAACAAAGAATTTCGTTTTTATCTGCCAATAGGCGATGACAGCAACATTGATATTACAAAGCTTGATACGGTAGACCGTATCACCACATCCCCTGCAGGGTCTGATGTCCTTCGTGGTCAAGTCGGTCCTGCTGGTGCTCAAGGTCCAACGGGTCCAACTGGCCCAAGTAATGGACCTACAGGTGCAACAGGTGCAACAGGTGTAAGTGGAGCTACAGGTAGTACAGGTCCCGTAGGTCCAACTGGTGCAACAGGTGCAACAGGAGCAGCAAGTACAGTCACAGGTCCAACTGGTGCTACAGGTGCGACAGGTAGCACAGGTGCTACAGGTGCAGCAAGTACTGTAACTGGCCCTACGGGTGCAACTGGTCCAGCTGGACAATTTGGTGGAGTTACTGCTGATTTCACATTCAGCACAAATACAACAGATTCAGACCCAGGTAGTGGTCGAGTTAAATTTAATAACGTAGATCTTGCTTCAGCGTCATACATGTTTATTGATGATGAACAAGATGGTGCTGTAGACGTTCAAAATCTATTACGCACAATGATGGCTTCAACTAGCGAGTTGAAGGGCCATATTCGAATTTCTCGAAAGGGAGATTCAAACTATTTTGCAATGCTTGCAGTTAATAGCTACACCGAAGATACAGGTTACTTCAAGGTAAACGTAACTTACTTAAGTGGACTTGCAACTTCATTTAGCAATAGCGACGACGTACTTCTTACTTTTGCTCGTGTTGGTGATGTTGGTGCTCAAGGCGCTACAGGTGCGACAGGTGCAACTGGAGCTACTGGTGCTACAGGTGCTACTGGCGCAGCTTCAAGTGTTGCGGGTCCAACAGGTTCTCAAGGTGCAGTCGGTCCTACAGGTCCAACAGGTTCTACAGGTTCTGCTGGTGCAGTTGGCGCAACAGGTGCTACTGGTGCTACTGGTGTTGCAGGTCCAACAGGAGCAACAGGTTCAATCGGTGAGACAGGTGCCACTGGTGCAACTGGTGCTACAGGTGGAGTTGGCCCAACAGGTGCTACAGGTGCAGTTGGTGCAACAGGTTCTACTGGAGCGCAAGGTGTTACAGGTGCAACTGGTGTTGCTGGACCAACAGGCGTTGCGGGTCCAACAGGTGCAACAGGTGCGACGGGTGCAACTGGAGCAGCCTCAACAGTTACGGGTCCTACTGGTGCAACAGGTGCTACTGGTCAATTTGGTGGCGTAACACTTGATTACACATTTAGCAGCAATACAGGTGATACAGACCCAGGTAGCGGAACTTTAAAATTTAACAACGCAAATCTAACAAGCGCGACTTTCCTCTTTATTGATGATGAGTCTGATGGCGCAATTGATATTCAGAATTACTTGCGAACAATTGATGACTCAACATCTGCAATTAAGGGTCACATTCGAATTTCGCTAAAGAGCGATTCAAATGACTTTGCGTTCTACGCAATTACTGGTGCAAGCACTGAGGCTTCTGGTTATTTTAAAGTTCCAGTTTCACATCTTGATGGTCTTGCAACTTCATACTCAAATGCTGCAGATGTAGTTATTACATTTGCTCGTACTGGTGATAAAGGTGACACTGGTTTAACTGGTGCCACTGGTGCCACTGGCGCGACGGGAGCAACAGGTGCACAAGGAATCCAAGGAGAGACAGGCGCTACAGGTGCGGCTGGATCTACAGGTGCTGCAGGAAGCACAGGAGCAACGGGAGCAACTGGACCAACTGGAGCTCAAGGAGATGTGGGCGCAACTGGATCTACTGGTGCCACAGGAGCCACAGGTGTAGCTGGACCTACAGGAGCCACAGGCTCTGCGGGTGCAACTGGTGCTACGGGTGCAACTGGTGTCGGTGAAACAGGCCCTACTGGACCACAAGGTAATGCAGGTAGTTCGGGAGCAACAGGTGCTACGGGTGCAACAGGTGCAACAGGTCCTGTAGGTAACTTTGGTGGAGCAAGCTTTGATTACACATTTACAGCTAATGCAACTGAGACAGACCCTGGTTCTGGAAAACTTCGCTTTAATAATTTAGATCTTCAACTTGCAACAAATCTTTTCATTGACGATGAGTCTGATGGCGCAATTGATGTGCAACAGTTCCTTCGTACAATCGATGATTCAACAAGCCCAATTAAGGGTCATTTGCGAGTTAGCAACAAAACAAACTCAGCTGACTTTGCACTCTTTGCTATTACAAATACAATCACAGAAAACAGTGGATATTTTACAGTTCCAGTTTCTTATGTAAGCGGTCTTGCAACATCATTCTCAGACAATGAAGACATCATTATCACTTTTGCAAGAACTGGTGATGTTGGTCCACAAGGTATTCAAGGTGTAACAGGACCTACTGGTCCGACTGGTTCAACTGGTCCTACAGGTCCTGCAGTGACTGGTGCAACAGGTGCAGCATCAACAGTTCCAGGTCCTACTGGTGCTACTGGTCCTACAGGTCCAGTCGGTGCTACTGGTGCAGATTCAAACGTAGTTGGTCCAACTGGTCCAACAGGTGCAACGGGTGCAGGTGCGACTGGTGCAACTGGACCGACTGGCCCAGCAATTACTGGCCCTACAGGTGCAACGGGTGCTACAGGTGCAGCAAGTACTGTAACTGGCCCTACGGGTGCTCAAGGTATTGAAGGACCAACTGGTCCTACAGGTGCGACTGGTGCAGCGTCAACAGTAACTGGACCAACAGGTGCACAAGGTATTCAAGGTATTACTGGACCTACTGGTGAACAAGGTATTCAAGGTATTACAGGTGCAACAGGTGCGACTGGTGCTCAAGGAGTTACGGGCCCTACTGGTGCTCAAGGTATTCAAGGTGTTACTGGAGCGACTGGACCGACAGGTTCGACTGGTGCACAAGGTGAGCAAGGTGTTCAAGGTGTAACTGGCCCTACTGGTGCGACAGGCGCACAAGGTGTTACAGGTGCTACTGGTGCAACTGGTGCAACAGGCCCTACATCAACAGTTGCTGGACCTACTGGACCTACAGGTACACCAGGTACTGGTGTAACAATTCTTGGTTCATATGCGACTTTTGGTGAACTACAAGCAGCACAACCAACAGGAAATGCTGGAGATGGTTATCTAGTTGCTGGAAATCTTTATGTATGGTCAGCAACATCATCCTCTTGGGTAAACGTTGGAAGCATTCAAGGACCTACAGGTAATGTAGGAGCAACGGGTTCTACTGGACCTACAGGTCCTACAGGTGCAACAGGTGCAACTGGTGAGCTTGGTAATTTTGCAGTTGTTGCTGACACTCCACCAGCAAGTCCAGATGCAGGTGACGCATGGTTCAACAGCAACAACGGAAAAACTTATGTTTATTACGACGGATATTGGATTGAAACAGGCGCTGCTCCTATTGGACCTACAGGTGCAACAGGACCAACTGGTGCTGCAAGTACAGTAACTGGACCTGCAGGCGCTACTGGTGCAACAGGACCAACTGGTTATCGCGGTATCACTGGACCAACTGGTGCAACAGGCGCACAAGGAAACGATGGTGACCCAGGTATTGAAGGACCTACTGGCCCAACAGGACCTCAAGGACCACTAGGACCTACAGGCTTAACAGGTCCTCAAGGTATTCAAGGTGTAACAGGCCCAACGGGACCAACAGGTCCAACAGGCCCAACAGGTGCACCTTCAAATGTAACTGGACCAACGGGTGCTCCAGGAGAATTTGTCCCTCAGGCAGCAACTGCACCTACAGGTGCACAAACTGGTGACCTTTGGTTTGATACCGAGAATGGTGCAGTCTTTACTTACTACGACTCAGCATGGGTTGAAGTAGGAACTTCTGAGTTTGGTGGAGCAACAGGACCTCAAGGTATTCAGGGTGTCACTGGTCCTACAGGTCCTACTGGTTCAACTGGTCCATCTGTAACTGGTGCTACGGGTCCAACAGGAGCAACGGGTCCATCTGTAACTGGTCCAACAGGTGCTCAAGGTTTGGGATCACAAGCTAAAGGTTTCTACACAGACTATGCAGCTTTTGCTGCTGGTGCTGGTGCATCTGCTGGGGCCGTAGGTGATTTCTATGTAATTTACGCAGAAGACACTATTTATATCTACACATCTAACAATGGTTGGATTGAAGCTGGTGCATTGATTGGACCTACAGGACCTACTGGTGCAGTAAGCACAGTTCCAGGACCTACAGGCCCAACTGGACCAGCAGTAACAGGTCCAACTGGACCTCAGGGTGTATCTATCACTATGAAGGCTGGAGTTGCTTCAGTTGGATTACTCCCAACTGCTGGCAACTCTGTTAACGATGGTCGTTCTGTTGAAGCAGACGGTGACTTATATGTTTGGAATGGAACTTCTTGGAGCAATGTTGGTCAAATTGTTGGTCCAACAGGCCCAACGGGTCCAGAAGTTACTGGCCCAACAGGCCCAACAGGTGCACCTTCAAATGTAACTGGTCCGACAGGAAGTACTGGAGCAACTGGTCCTAAGGGTGGAGTTACTTACTCCATAACCTCTGATGGATTTGAATATACAGTTTCAGGACTAGTTGGTGGAAACCCTAACCTCACTGCAGTACGCGGTGAAAAAATGTACTTTGATGTTAGCGGAGTTCAAGTAACAAACTCTCTTGCTCTTCGTTTAACTTCTGGAAATACAGCAACAGTTCCAGGAACTACAAATAACTCAACAACAGCTGGTCGTAACTTAACAAGTGGCGACAAAGTAATTGTTTACGATGTTCCATTTGATGCACCAAACTCAATTATTTATCAGGACGTAACAGATGCAAACGTTGCTGGAATTATTGATGTTGTCGATAAAGTTGGTCCTACAGGTCCAACAGGTGTTCAAGGTCCAATTGGAGCACCAGCAGATGTTACATATGCTCCAGTTCTCTCTGGCCCTAGCTTTACAGGAACTCCAGCAAGTGGCTTCTATAGCAAGTATGGTGATTCAGTTATATTTGGTATCAAAGTAATTGGTACAAACATTAGCGCTTGGGGTTCTGGAGTTATCTCTGTAACTCTTCCATTCATTCCAAGAATTGGAGCAAACAGCACATTTACTGGTGTAGTAGATATTGCTGGTGATGGAAGTGGTGCTGTATATACAGTTTCAGGAATGGTAATTGACGGAACAGCTCAAATGCGTCTTTATACAATTGGAACAAATGGTCTTCGCGCCAACGTAACTGGAACGGTTCCAGGTACTTTAACTACAAACTCCGTTATTTACATTAACGGTGCGTTTGTGTCGAGCGTCTAGGAAAGGGGTAGATAACAATGCCAGCAATCGATTTTCCACCAAGCCCATCGCTCAATGATGTATACACAAACGGTATTAATACATATCGTTGGAACGGCTCTTCTTGGCGTCTAGTTCGTACCAGTGCAGTTGGACCAACAGGCCCTACAGGACCTGCAGGAACTAACTCAACTGCGATTGGACCAACAGGTCCTACAGGTGGCGCGGGACCGACTGGACCTACAGGTGCAGCTAGCACAGTAACGGGACCAGCGGGAGCAACAGGTCCAACAGGTAGTTTTGCACTTACTCCATGGACTACATACACACCAGTTCTTTATGGAAGCACAACAAACCCAACACTTGGTAATGGAAGTATCACTGGTCGTTATGTAAATCTTGGTGCAACTATTATGGGTGAAATTCGTATTATTGCTGGAACCGCTGGATTTAACCGTGGTTTAGGTACTTATACAGTAAGTCTTCCTGCTGCTGGAGTTATTGAAAATTATCAGCCAGTAGGTCAAGTTGTTATGCGCGACGAAGGACCAGGTATCACTTACTTTGGTACAGCAATTTTTAATAACAACGTCAACACCAGAATTGAGCTTTATATACACTCTCAGAGTGCAACATATGATGAAGGTGTTGCTGTAACAGAAAGTACTCCTTTCTTGTTTTCTGCAAACGACAAAATTCTAATTCAATTCACCTACGAGTCGGTTTTGGGTTAGGAGTAAAAAATGGCTGCTATTGATTTTCCAAACTCACCGAGTTTAAATAGTACGTTTACCTCAGGATCTCAAACTTGGATCTGGACTGGTACAGCGTGGAACTTAGTTATTTCTTCAGTTGTAGGTGCTACTGGTCCTACAGGTCCACAGGGTAGCGCTTCAAGCGTTGCAGGTCCTACTGGACCAACAGGTCGTTTTACAGTAGCTGCTGATTCACCACCTGTAAGTCCAACTCCTGTAACAGGAGACGCATGGTTTAACTCTTCAACTGGTCGTGTTTATGTTTACTTTGATTCTTACTGGGTTGAGTCTGCATCAAGCAACATTGGACCTGCTGGTCCAACGGGTGCAACGGGTGCACAGGGTGCAGCTTCAACTGTCACAGGTCCTACGGGAGCGACAGGCCCAACGGGAGCAACTGGACCTCGTGGTCTCACTGGTGCAACTGGAGCACAAGGTTTATATGTAGCTGGCCCAACTGGTCCTTATGGTCCAACTGGTGCAGTTGGCGCAACAGGTTCTGAAGGAGCACGCGGTCCAACTGGTGCAACAGGTCCATTAGGTGGTACTGGTCCAACTGGATCTGAAGGCCCAACTGGTGCAACAGGAGCTCAAGGTAATGCTGGTCCTACTGGTCCTACTGGTCCTCGTGGTTTTGCTGGCGCGACTGGTCCTAACGGAGCAACAGGTGCAACTGGTCCATCTGTAACTGGCCCTACTGGTGTAACTGGGCCGACTGGTCCATCTGGTGGACCAACTGGACCAACAGGTGCAACTGGTGCAACAGGTGTTCAAGGTATTACTGGTCCACAAGGTCTTCGTGGTGAAGCTGGTGCTACAGGTGCAACAGGTGCTGCTTCAACAATTGCAGGTCCTACTGGTGCACAAGGTGCAACTGGAGCGACAGGTGCTGCGTCAACAGTAACTGGTCCTCAAGGACCAATTGGACCAACTGGTGCACAAGGCGCTCAAGGTGCTACAGGCCCAACAGGTGCTTCTGGTGCAAGTTTTGCTGGAGTTACTTCTACTTCAACCGTAACAATTGGTCTTGGAAGTAAAAACTTTACAGTTAATAAAATTGATGCATTTGCAGTAGGCACAAGAGCTCGTCTTGCAAGCTCTGCTTTTCCATCTAACTATATGGAAGGCATTATTACTTTTATCAATGTTACAGCTGTAACAATGACAGTTGATGCTATCAATGGTGATGGTAATACTTACGCTTCTTGGAACTTTGTTCTTGGGTCTGGCTCTATTGGACCAACAGGTCCACAAGGTGCACAAGGAACATCTATTACTGTTAAAGGAAGCGTTGCTGCTGTAGGAAATCTTCCATCAGTTGGAAATGCTGTAAACGATGCTTGGATTGTTACTGCCAACGGAAGCCTTTATGTGTGGAATGGTTCTACATGGGTAAACGCTGGTCCAATTGTTGGTCCTACTGGCCCACAAGGTGCACAAGGTATTCAAGGTATTACTGGACCACAAGGTATTCAAGGTATTACTGGACCACAAGGTGAACAAGGTATTACTGGGCCACAAGGTATTACTGGGCCTAGCGTAACTGGTCCTGCTGGTCCAACAGGTCCAGCGTTCTTTAACCTTACTGGAGCTCAGTATCTAAACTCAATTACTCTTACTGCTGGTGATAAAGCAACAATTGTAAAAGTCAACAGTTCTAGTGCCACCGTTGTGACAGTTCCTCTTGATGGGACAGATGGCTATACATTCGATGTTGGAACTCAAATTGTTTTAACTCAGTTGGGTATTGGATTAGTAACAATCACTGGGGCCTCAGGAGTTAACGTTCTTTCTGAAGGTTCTCGATATACAACTAAGGCACGTTATGCGGTTGCTTCCTTAATTAAGCTTGGAAACAACTCATGGCTACTTAGCGGAAACTTGTCGGTGTAGTTATGTTAATTGCCACGCATGCTATGCATGCAACCCTTACTGTTCCGTTTGTTCCTGTTGCATGGCAACAAGTTGCTAACTCTTCATTTGGGACAACAAACATCAATGCAGTTGCATCTAGTGGCGCTGGGCAGTTTGTAGCAGTTGGTAGCTCTGGAAAATTAGCTACTTCTACAGATATTAATACTTGGACTCAAAGAGATTCTCAGTTTTCTGGGAGCAATATCTATGCAGTTGCATATGGCGATAGTCGATATGTAATTGCTGGAAGTTCAGGAAAATTAGCTACATCTCCTGACGGAATTAACTGGACTATGAGAGCTTCTGCTTTTGGAGCAAGCACAATTTTGGGAGTTACTTATGCTCCCTCTGCCTCGCTGTGGGTTGCAGTTGGAGGTTCAGGAAAACTTGCTACCTCAGTAGACGGTGTTACTTGGACACTACGAACCTCCTCGTTTGGAACTTCTTTTATTAATGGTGTCTACGCAACCAACAGTCTTATTGTTGCAGTTGGGTATGATGGAAAATTGGCTACATCAACAAATGGTGTTGCTTGGACTCAAAGAAGCTCTTCTTTTATTACAAGCATTATCTACGCGGTCTCTTCAAATCCAGCTGGAAGTCAATTTGTGGCTGTAGGAGATTCTGGAAAGATTGCTACTTCAGCAACTGGAACTGCTTGGACTCAATCATTCCCAGCAAGTTCATTTGGAGCCTCTGCGGTGAGAACAGTTGATGTGACTGCAGATACTTACGTTGCAGCAGGAGCTTCTGGAAAACTTGGAACTTCTTTTGATGGAGTCAACTGGGCTCAAAGGGTGTCAAGTTTTGGTTTGAGTAATATCAATGGTCTGTATGTGACTACAGTTCTAGGACTTGCTGTAGGAAACTCTGGCAAGATTGCGTACGCGGTTTAGGAGCTGAAATGTTTACTTATATCATCATAGAAGATGGACCATTGGTTCAGATTCTTCAAGGAGACACCATTATCGACGAATGCGGTCCTTGGGAGTCTTTGACAGCAGCAATAAATTGGGCAACATCATATGTAAATGCAAAAAATGTTGGAATTATAGAACCATATATTGAATAAGCATTAATAACGTAGAATAGTAATTTGAGCAGAGAAAGGACGGACCATAGTGGCAGCGATTGATTTTCCAACACCAGCAGCAGTAGGCGAACAGTTTACTGGTGGCGGTAACACCTGGGTATGGACCGGGGCAGTTTGGGAGGTTCTTCGTGTAACCCCAACTGGTCCAACTGGTCCTCAAGGTATTCAGGGTGTAACAGGACCTACAGGTGGCGTTGGTGCTACAGGTCCTCAAGGTATTCAAGGTCCAACTGGTCCTGATTCGACTGTTGCTGGTCCACAAGGTGTAACGGGCCCAACAGGTCCTCAAGGTATTACTGGTCCACAAGGATCTACTGGTGCACAAGGTGTTCGTGGTTTTACTGGTCCAACAGGTGCTGACTCAAACGTAACTGGACCGCAAGGACCTACTGGTCCTCGTGGACAAACAGGACCAACGGGTCCAGTTGGTGCACAGTCTGAGGTTCCGGGACCAACGGGTCCTACAGGTCCTGTAGGTAAATTCACTGCATCAGCAGTGCAACCAGATATTGAAGATGCTGTAAACGGTGATGCTTGGTTTAACACATCTACTGCAAAAACATATGTTTATAGTAATGGTGTATTTATTGAAACACAGGGTGGTTCAACTGGATCTGCAGGACCAACTGGCCCTCAAGGTTCATTTTCAACATCTATGTCGTGGTGGATGGGTGTATAATTATATGAATCTTACAAAATCATTATGTACAAAGACTGTTATTCTATTAACAAATCTTTTAGCTCCCGAGAGAGGTAGTAACTAATGCCAGGTTTCTTAGGTGGCGGCGGCAGCAGCTCTAGCGGCACAGGCGGAGAGATTCGTTTTCCAAAAGAGTTTATTGATCCAGTAACCAAGCTCCGTATTTCCCAGCCAGAAAACTTAATTGATACCGACTTTGAGTATGGTCTACAGCCTACTAAGTGGGAAACCGTTGAGCTTATTAACAATACCCCTTCGTTCTTCTCTAAGAGCGGTGATACCACAATTCCAGGTATCACATCTATCTCTACGAACACTGGAACTCGTGAAATCACTGTAGTTACAGCTACAGAACATGGTTTAGCTGTCGGTATTCCAATTAACGTAACTGGAACTAAGTCAGTTACCGCAGACGGTGCTTACATTATTAACTCTATCCCTAACGGGACTACCTTTACATATCTATGTAAAGACGAGCAAAATGGTAATAATGCTATTGAAGACCTTTACACGTCGATTATTACTGGAGAATTCTTTCAGGGCTCTCAGATTCGTATTGCAGATGCAGAAGGTATTACAACAGACGCAGAGCCAGTCTCAACCCTTACTGTAAAAACAGACTCTACTCACGGTTTTGGTCTTAATACCCCGTTCTACTTCCTCAACCTTAACTCAACAATTTCTCAGGAGTTTGAAGCTTCAAACACTTCAGCTAAATCTTTTGACTCATCTAACTCTGCAACAGCTCAGACTTTTGATGGTTCTAACACTCTTTCAACTTTTAATATTGATTGGTCCAACAGCGGAGTAGTTGGCGGTGCAACAAGCACAATTACAGGAGTAAATACAACAAACGACACAATTGCTGTTACACATGGAACAGAAAATTTTGCTAATCAACCTCTTGGAACACCTTTATATTACAATTTAACAGTTCCAGCATCGACTGGGTATTTCTTTGATAATCCTAGAGGAATTGTTTTTCTAAAAACAACTAACTCTCTCAATGTTTCAGGTGTATCTACTTTTCAAGTAAGCGCAACTCCAGACGGAGATGTAATTGACATTGTTTCCACTATGTCTGGAACAATGCAATTAGCTAATCAAGCTCGTACTTTTGCTGGAAACAACCGTAACCCTGTTACAGAAATCCCTATTACAGTTCTACTTGAAACCCCTCTAGAATTTGATGGCGGTAATCAAGGTTATGTTGGAGCAGCTGGTGCTAGTGCTACAGCACCAAACGGTAACTGCACTATTCTTGGTTTTACAGCTACAGATATTTTAGTTCAAGTAACCGCTGGAGCGGGTCTTGATTACTACGTTGGAGCGATGGTTCGCTATTCAACTTCAGGCGCTGCTGCAACTAGTTTAGCAAATAACACTACATATTTTATTTCTCAAATTACCGAAGCTGGTCCAAATTTATATAACATTAGGTTGAAGGGCCTCCCTACCGATGCTTCCAGTTTGACTCCATCTGGCGGTTCTGGCAGTCAAACATTTACAAAAATTGGTGTATCTATAGATAAAGACATTTTTCATGTTAAAAATTCCAATTTTGTTAAAAACGAGATGCTTCAATATGCAGCTCCTTCTGTTGGTGGTAATTTTGTATCAAACTACGACCAAAAGTTTTATTTTGTAGAAACAGTCTACGATGCTCACAATTTTACAGTCAATGAAGCTACTTTTATCCCTATCACTGCAACTGGTGGAACAATTCTTCCAAATGCATATAGCGAAGGAAGATTCTTTAGAGTACACGCATTTACCGCTGTTGGTTCTTCTACTTTTTCTGTTTCATCTGTCCCAAGTGGATCAAGTGTTGAGTATCTAGTAGTAGGTGGCGGAGGCGGCGGTGGCTCAGATATGGGCGGCGGCGGTGGAGCTGGTGGCTATAGAGCTGGAACATTTACTCCTTCAGTAGGAGATTATGCAGTAGTCGTAGGTGCTGGTGGTGCAGGAGCGCCAGGACCTCAAGTTGCTCGTCGAGGTTTTGAAGGTGACGTATCTTCACTTATTGGAACTGGTGTAAACATAACCGCCCTTGGTGGTGGTGGTGGTGCATCTAACCACGACCGTGGTAACAACCCAGCTGGTGGTGTGAACAACGGTCAAACTGTTGCCTCTGGTGGAGGTTCATCAGGTGGTGGCGGTGGTGCACAAGATAATCGCAGCCCAGATGGTGCATATGGCGGTAGCCGTAGAGGTACAGGAACTGCTGGTCAGGGTACAGACGGCGGAGTTGGTTCTGGTACATGGTATCCAGGTAGCGGTGGCGGTTCTGGTGGTGCTGGTCGAAGCAACCCACCTACAGGTGGTATAGGAACTGCAAATGCTATTTTAGGCGTTAACTATTTCTGGGCAGCTGGCGGTGGTGGTGCTAACTACTCCGCATACCAAGACAACCGTGGTGGTCGCGGAGGCGGTGGCGGTGGTGCTTATAACAACTTCAGCAACCCTGGTCTTGATGGTATCAATGCAGCAACTTCTGGTGGTTTCGGTAACATTAACACCAACTCAAGTGTTGCTGGTGGTAACGCAGGAGCAAACACAGGTTCTGGTGGTGGTGGAGGTTCTCACTACACTGGTGCTGGTGGTGCTGGTGGTTCAGGAATTGTTGTACTTCGTTACGCAATTACTGGAAGTCCTAGCGGTGACTACCCTGTTGCAACTGGAGGGTCTGTATCAAGCCTTACAGTAGGAAACGACATTTATGCTGTTCACAGATTTACAAGCGTTGGATCAGCAACTCTTGCAGTTTCAGTAGCTGGTAACGCAACTACAGGAAGCAACACCATTGAATACATGGTAATTGGTGGAGGCGGTAGCGGCGGTTCAGATATGGGCGGCGGCGGTGGAGCTGGTGGTTATCTAGCTGGCACATTTACAGCCGCAGCAGGAAACTATGCAGTAGTGGTAGGTGCTGGTGGTAGCGGTAACAACTCAGGTGTTGGTAACCGTCGAGGTTTTGAAGGTGCAAGCTCTTCACTTATTGGAACTAACGCTAACTTAGTAGCGTTTGGTGGTGGTGGTGGTGCATCTAACCACGACCGTGGTAACAACCCAGCTGGTGGTTTGAATAATGGTCAGACTGTAGGTTCTGGTGGTGGTGCATCTGGTGGTGGCGGAAACGCTCAAAGCAACAGATCTACTGACGGTGAATATGGTGGAGGCCGTCGTGGTACAGCAACTGCTTCGCAAGGTAAAGACGGTGGAACTGGTTCAGGTTTTTGGTACCCAGCTGGTGGTGGTGGTTCTGCTACTGCTGGTCAAAGCAATCCCCCTAGAGGTGGTGCTGGAACACTAAATACTATTCTGGGCCCGAGCTTCTATTGGGCAGCTGGTGGTGGTGGTTCTAACTACTCCGCATACCAAGACAACTCTGGTGGTCGCGGAGGCGGTGGCGGTGGTGCTGCTAACAACTTTGATAACCGTGGTGTTGATGGTATTAATACTGCTAACCCTGGTGGATACGGAAGCATTAACTCTCAGACAAACGTTCCAGGTGGCGACGCAGCACAAAACACAGGTTCTGGTGGTGGTGGAGGTTCTCACTACAGCAGTAATAACTATGGCGGTTCTGGCGGTTCAGGAATTGTTGTTGTCCGTTACAAAATCGGAGTTGTGTCCTAATGGTAACTTTTTGTATGGAGGTCTTTAAGTGGCTATAAATGTATCTGCTGTTGGCGCTGCTGGTGTTCACTCATTCAGAAGAGCCAATGTTAATGATGTAGAAAACTTTATCTATTTTAGAGATTCTAACATTCCTGCAGCAATCAACACAGGAACTAGCTACATCTATTCTGATGGAGTAGGTCAAGTTACAGGTGTAACAAGTGGTTCCCTTGTGTATGCACAAAAAGCATCTAACAGAGTTTTAAAATTTTTAAATAGCAGTTCTGTAGATATCAACATTACTGGAGCTGTTGCTGGAGGAGTTACTCTCAATGCTCCTGTAATTAACGATACTGTTCTTAATATTGGTAGCTCTACTCCTAGCAATCAAGCTGTCAAGTACTTTACAGCTGGGACACCTATCACTGGTTTGACTTCTGGAAACACATACTTTTTAAAGAACGTAACAGCTACATTTACTGGAGTCCAGTCTTTATATACAATTTCAGGAAACACTCACACATTCACAACATGCGGTCAAACAGGACGAGTTGGTCCAAATAGCGCACAAATACTGGCTGGATATAGCACTTCTTGGCATGGACAAAACCTTACGCAAGGTGCTTTTCAAGGCTATCAAGACTGGGTAGTTCCAATTTCTGGTATTTACCAATTTACTGCATCTGGAGCCGCTGGATTTGATGGTTCTGGTACAGGTGGAGTTGGACGCGGTGCAGTTGTTAGAGGCCGAGTTGCTTTAACTAAAGGTGAAATTATCACGATTGTTGTTGGTCAGCGAGGCGCTGCACCTTCCTCTGGTGGTGTATGGGGTGGCTCTGGTGGTGGAACATTTGTTGTTCGTAAAACTGGTAACGAGCCTTTATTTGTTGCAGGTGGCGGTTCTGGTGAATCAAATACTGGTGCAGGTCGAGATGGTGTACTTAATCAACTAGCTGGAACATCGACAAATAACACTATTGCAGGTGGAGCAATTGGTTTTGGTGGACGTTCTGCTGGTGGTCGCTCTGCTGCTGGTGGAGGTTTCTTCTCTCGCGGTGAAAGCAGTAACGTGAGCGGAACCATATTCCTCGGTGGAGGGTCATTCCTTGACGGACTATCTATGGGAACAAACGCTCGCATAGGTGGGTATGGCGGTTTTGGTGGTGGCGGTCAATCAGACGGTGATATCACAGGACAGTCTGGTGGTGGCGGAGGCTATTCAGGTGGTGGCGGTGCTCGTTCTCTTACTGCAGGTCATTCTGGTGGTGGCGGTGGTTCATTTATCACAGCTAAAGCAACAGACGTAGCAACATCTACAGGTTTATTTGATGGACAAAACACATTTAACGGTGCTGCTATTACAAACCTTGCTTCCTTTAACACTGGTGAAGGCTCTGTTGTAATGTCAATTATTTCTTCGTTTACAACTGGTAACGAAGTTTACCCAACTGCTGCAGATTCTGAAGCTGGAACAAATAAGATTGCAATTGCCCCTGCAGGTAGTTCATATCATGCATTTCTTCCAATTAACTATGATTCTCAAAACGATTTAATTCACTCTCCAGCAGCTCATAACCTTGTAAATGGTGAAGCTGTAGTTGTAAACTTTAATGGTACGGCTCCTGCAGGTATTACAAATGCAACTACATATTATGTAAATACTGTAAACAATTTTACATATCGCTTAAGCAGTACTCCTAGCCCGACTTTTACAACTATCAACTTAACTCTTCCTTCTACAAGAGAAACAACAACAAGCTCAACTATCAGTCGAGTTGTTGCAAACGTTGCTGAGGACACTTTGACAATTAGTAGTCATGGTTTCCAAGTAGATCAGCCTTTAATTTACAGCAATGGCGGAGGAACTTCTATTGTACCGCTTGTAAACGGATCTACATATTATGTTCAAGAAGTACTTGATGCAAACAGAATTAGACTAAAACTTGCTCTTAATTCTAATACTTATATTAATCTTACTGCTGCAGGAACTGGAACAGCTCATAGCTTTATATTTGCAACAGTTAATATTACTGAAAACACTCTATATATTGCAAACCACGGATTAGTAGATGGTCAAACTGTTCGTTATTCAAATAACGGTGGAACAACAATTCCAGGTTTATCCAATAACGGTACTTACTACATTAAAAAAGTCGACAATAGCATTGTAAGACTGGCTACATCTACTGCTCTTACATCTTTTGCTGACATCACTGGTGCAGGAACTGGAACTCAGCAATTGCTGATTACTGCACTTGACTATGCAGATGACAGAATTACCCTCCCAAGTCACGGGTTCTTACAAGGTGAATTGGTTCTTTATGATGCTAAGGGTCAAACTGTTGTTAATGGTTTAACAACTGCAACTCCTTACTACATTATCTTTGTTGATCAAGATAATATTAAACTTGCAACAACTCCTGAAAATGCTGTTGCTGGAACTGCAGTGAACATTACTGATACACCAGCAGGTGTTGGGCGACACACTTTACAGTCTTTGTCAAAGACTCCAGATGGTATTTACAACATTACTACTCTGCCTAACGGTGCTCCAAATACATTTACGGTTACAGCACAAGGTCAAGTTCCAGAAATTGAAAAAATATTTAACCCAAGATCTACAATTGATATTGTTCAAAACGCTTTTTTCATCCCTTCTCATGGTTTCTTGACTGGAACAAAAGTTCTATACGATAAAGGACCTGCAGCAACTGCAATCTCAGGTTTGACAGATTTGACAAACTATTATGTAGTTGCAATTAATAAAGACTACATACGTCTTGCATCATCTGCTGCAAATGCAGCAACAGGTGTTGTAGTTACTGTTGCTGATTTTGGAACAGGTGTTGCTCATCAATTCACTTCTTCTCAAATTAATGGTAACGTAACTGGAGCTGGTTCAGTAACTATTGCCTCTGGCTCTGTTCTTGTGACTGGTACTGGTACTCAGTTTACAAAAATCCTTAAAGTGGGAGATAGATTCCGTCTATTCCCACCTAACATAACAAAAAGTCATGGAACTTTAACATTTGCAGCAGCAGATGTAAACACATCAACTAATTTAATTGGTAAAGCCCATACGTTACCTACAGGACAAGAAGTTGTCTTCTCTGCAGGCGGTGGAACAGCTCCTGCACCTCTAGTTGAGGGAGCTACTTACTATGTTCGTGCCGCATCCTCCTCAACAATTGCGCTTCATACAACTGTTGCAGATGCTATTGCAGGAACCAACACTATAGACATAACAACTGCTGGAACTGGCACTGCATTTACCATAAGTGCAAATGCTGTCAATCTGTCTGTAATTTTTGCAGCATCAGATATTAATACAAGCACAGATGTAATCACTAAAGCACATAATTTTTCTACAGGTTGTCAAGTTATATTTAACAATGGTGGAGGAACTTCTCCAACTGGATTAACAAATAACGATTCTTACTTTGTTCGTAGAACAGGTGCTACAACTTTAACGTTGCACCCAACAGAAGCAGACGCTAATGCTGGAACTAACACAGTTGATATAACTGCAGCTGGAACTGGTTTAGCCTTTAGACTGTATGCAGATCAAACAGATTTTGCTGCAGTAAACGTTGATACTGTAACTAACCGTATTACACGCACACACAACTTTGCGACGGGTGATGCAGTTAAATTTGGTGCAAATGGTGGAGTATCTCCTAGCCCATTGGTTGACGGTTATTACTACTTTGTTCGTAAGATTAGTGATACTCAAATAACATTACATGGGTCTGCAGCAGATGCAACAACTAATACAAGCCCTGCAGATTTTAGTACAGTAGGAACTGGTTCACTGTTTGCATTTACACAAACAATCCCAGTAGGACCAATTATTCGTCGTATTGCAGCTATTGGTTCTGATACACAGATTTCTGTAGATCGCCCGTATGCAACTGCATACAACGCAGTTTCATACTCTTATCCAACATTTATCTATGTTCGTCCAGAAGGTTACAGCCTTCACCGTCCATTCGACGGCGGCGTTGAAATGTCCGTTGGAAGTGGAACTTCTTGGGGTTCAATTGTTCGTCAAACCCGTAAGTACTTCCGCTACCAGTCAGGTAAAGGTCTTCAGACTTCTTGCGGTATCAACTTCAAGCCATCTATCGACCTTGAAAGCATGATTAAGACTAGTGCTACAACTATTGAATGTAAGACTCGTCGTCCTCATGGTTTGATTAATGACCTCTTTGTGTTTATTAGTGAAGCAAAGGATTCTTATGGAAATACAAGTACTATTTACAATGGAGCTTTCCAAGTAACAGTAATCAATTTAACAACTTTTAGAATCAGCAGAGATGGCGGTATTCCAGAAAACCGTGCTTATGGATTCCCTCAGTTCTACGTCCGTGAGTGGCAAGGTGGAGCTGTCCGTACTGGTATGTATGACTTCCAAAACGGTATGTATTTTGAGTTTGATGGACAAAAAATCTACGCAGTGCGTCGTTCTTCAACTCAGCAAATAGGTGGAACTGCTGCTGCTTTGCAAGGTTCAGAACTTATCTTTGGAACTGGAACAAGTTTCCAAGCGCAGTTAGATGTTGGCGATTTTGTTGTTATGCGCGGTCAAAGCTATCGCATTACACAAATTGACTCAGAAACCCGTATGTCAGTGCGTCCTGAATATAAGGGCTCATCTGGACCAGAGAAAGAATTTAATCCAGCAACAGTTGTGAATACATCAACAGATGTCTTTACAATTAATGGACATGGTTTAACTGATCTACTACCAGTTGTTTATAACTCAATTGACGGTGAACCAATTGGTGGATTGGTAAACGGTAGAACTTACTACATCAGTCTTATCAATGGAAACACATTTAAACTAAAATCTGCACCAGATGCTGAAGGTTTTGTAAACCTTTCAAGTGTTGGAACTACAACAGTTCACTCACTTACACCTGCTAAGTCAGGCATCATTGTGACAAAGACTGTTAACACAAAAACTCCACAAGAAGACTGGTCAATTGACCCTTGTGATGGAACTGGTGTTACTGGCTACAATCTTGATTTGTCAAGAATTCAGATGGCTTACATTGACTACTCTTGGTACGGAGCAGGTAAAATTCGCTACGGATTTAAGACAACCGATGGACAAGTTCAGTATGTTCACGAATATGTTCACAACAACAACTTGTTTGAATCATACTTGCGCTCTGGTAACATGCCAGCTCGTTATGAAGTTGTAACATATGAAAACCCAACATACATTCCTTCCCTATTCCACTGGGGAACTTCGGTAATGATGGATGGTCGTTTTGATGATGACAATGCATACCTCTTCAGCCAAAACAGCCAGACTTTGGATATTCGTGGAACAACCGCTAAGTCGTTTGCTTCTACTGGTACTAACTTAACAAATGATTTGATGACTGTACAAACTCACGGTTTTAGAAGCGGTGACATTGTTCAGTTTGAGTCCATTGGATCAAGCGGTGTACGAGGAGCAAATACACAAAACCCTCCAACTAGAATTGTTGGATCTAATACTCTTGCAAATCTAACAAACGGTCAACGGTATAAGGTAATTGCTAACTCTGCAAACTTGATACATCTATCACCTCTAGCATCAACAATCAGCACTGGTGCATCATTTGCAAGAACATCTAACGTTATGACAGTTACTACAGTTGCACCTCATAACCTAACAACTGGTATGTATGTTGGAGTTTACGGAGTAGCAAACACTGTCCTAAACGGAAATCAGCCAGCAACTTCTCCAACTGGAGTTGCAAACGGAGCCTTTACAGTTACTGTAACTGGAACTAATACCTTCACATATCCATCTGTTGGAACTAATCAAACCATTTTGGTTGAATCTGGTTCAATTATTGCTGAAGTAATTGACTTCACTGGTCAAGGAAACACACAGTTTACATACTTCTTGTATCCAGATGGCTCACTAAACAATACTTCTGGTCCAAACTATCAGCCTCTTATCTCTCTTCGTTTGAGCCCATCTGTATCTGAAGGTTTGACAGGTAAACTTGGAGATAGAGATGTTATTAACCGAATGCAGCTTCGATTAAATGAAATTGCAGTTTCAACTGATCAGCTTGTTGACGTTAAAGTTCTTCTCAACCCACGTCTAAATAACTTGAACTTTGTTGGAGTTGACTCACCTTCATTGACTCAGATTGTTGAACATACCGCAGCAGATACTGTTTCTGGTGGAGTTCAAATTTACAACTTCCGCGGAGCTATAGGAACTACAGTGGCAAACGTAAGTAGTTTGTTTGAAATGTCTAACTCAATCCTCGGTGGAGACAGCATTTTCCCTGACGGACCTGATATTATTACTATTGCAGTAGCTCGTTTATCAGGAAACTCAACACTAGCATCAGCCAAACTTTCATGGTCTGAAGCTCAGGCTTAGGAGGCTCAGGTGCCAATTTTACGACTTGGACTCAGCAACCCTGCAGCTAACACAGACTCGGTACTTTACAATTCAAATGCAAACTATCTTGTTTCAGTTGTGGTCGCAAATAAAGCAATTAATGCAACTCCTGTAACAAAAGTAAGTATTTGGGTAGTACCTCCAAATACTGTTCAAGCTTCTCAATATGCTTATATAGCTTCTAATTTAGTTGTAGAAGTAGGGCAGTCTTTTGAAACATTTAGATTTGCTATAAATAGTGGTGACACAATTTATGTCAGAACTTCTGTCGCACAAACCTCTTTTAGTATTAATGGTGTATCTCAAGAAGACTCTGTTCAACCAGAAAATATTGCTCAAACTTTAACTAATAAAGTTATTCGTGGCGATAACAATACTTTGTATTTAGAATCTGGGACTACAGGACAACGACCTGCATCAGCTGAGACAGGGTATGTACGATTCAATACTGAAACAGAAAATTTAGAAGTTAAAGTTTCTGCTGGCTGGGAAGAAGTAGGTACTGGAACAGGTAGTGGCGTAACTGGCCCGGTGGGCCCAACTGGAGCTAGTGGTGTAACTGGTCCAACAGGTGCGACTGGCGCGGGACCGACTGGACCTACAGGTCCAACAGGTCCATCGGGTGGACCAACTGGTCCTACAGGTGCGACAGGTGTTGAAGGCCCAACTGGCCCATCGGGTGGACCAACAGGACCAACGGGTGCTACTGGTGCAAGTGGTGCAGCTGGGGCTACTGGAGCGACTGGACCAACTGGTGCTGCAAGCACGGTAACTGGACCTGCTGGGCCTACAGGTCCTACTGGTGCTGGTCCTACAGGACCAACGGGTCCAACTGGCGCTGCAACTTTTAGTGGTACTACAGACGCAACTGCAGCATCAACAACTATTGACGATGTTGCATATCCTGCAATTACTAGATTATCTGTAACTAATAGTGGATCTTCAGCATATCTTTTTGATAATCAATACACTGGAAATAATCCTACTATTTACGCAATTTCAGGAACTACCATTGCCTTTAATTTAGCCGTAACTGGGCATCCTTTCCTAATCAAAACTGCACTTGGCGCAGCAAACTACAACACAGGTTTAATCCATGTGACACCCGATGGAACAATTACTACAGGTTCAAATGCTCAAGGTAAGGTAACAGGAACTTTATACTGGCAAGTACCAGCTAATATAAGTGGTGCATATGCTTATCAATGCTCAGTCCATAGCGGAATGCTTGGAGTTATCACGATTAAGGATATCTCAGCAATATGACAATGGAAATAGTAGGAAAATTTGAATGGAAAGCAGAAGAAAGCGCAAACACTCCACTGCTTAACCTAACTATTAAAAACACCTCTGATAACAAGACGGTGCTAATTTCAGATGTAGTATGGGCTACTGGACGTGAAGATTTTCTTGAAGGTATTTACAATACAGCAGTTGAGACTTTAAATGGAGCAGCTCACTGTTGCTATCAAGGAAAAGTTTCTTTAGTAGAGGGGGAAACTAATGGAGCATGATAACCATAATCAGACAATAGTTACTTCTACTGATTGGTCATTTCCTCTTACAGAGATGCAGTTAATGTGGGTTCTTATGGCTATTATGGCAGTTCATCATATTTGGATGTGGAAGAAAAGGAGCTGTAAATGCCAGTAAAACGCTTAGGAGTTGCATCTCCTGCTGCTTTTGTAAACACATTTACAGAACTTGCTACTGCAGATGTCGCTTGTGTTGCTTCTGTTATTGTTGCTAATAAAGGTAATACAGACTTAACAGCTACTGTTTTTGTAGAGCCAGTTCAGGCTCCAGGTAACCCAGATAGTCGTGTCTACATTGTTAGCAGTTTACTTATTGCTGTAGGTCAATCATTTGAGACTTTCAGATTTGCAATGGCTGTTGGGGATAAAATCTTTGTTGGAGCAAGTAATGCAAATGCATCATTCTCTGCTACAGCTGCATATGAAGCAAGTGGTCGTTCTAACATTGTGTATCAATCTACTCAACCAGGTTTTCCTCAGGTTGGAGATATTTGGGTTAACAGCAACACAAATGCAGTAGGACTTTACACTGGAAGCGGATTTAATACAGTTGCAACTGTTGCACCGACAGGACCGTCTGGACCAACAGGTCCACAAGGTGCGTCTGGACCTATTGGACCGACAGGACCGCAAGGATCAGGTGTTTCTGTTCTTGGATCTTATGCAACTATTGAATTGCTTGAAGCAGACACCCCAACTGGTGCAATAGGTGATGCTTATTTAGTAGGTACTAATCTCTATATTTGGAGTGATTTAAACTCAGAGTGGGCTAATGCTGGACCTTTTGTGGGGCCAACTGGTCCGACAGGTGTAACTGGACCAGCAGTAACAGGACCGACAGGTCCAACAGGCGTAACTGGTGCAACAGGACCTGAAGGTGGACCAACAGGTCCGACTGGCGCGACGGGCGGGGTTGGCGCAACGGGCGCTACTGGCGCTACTGGTTCATCTGTAACTGGTCCAACGGGTCCAACTGGTGCGGCATCAACTGTAACAGGTCCTACAGGTCCTACAGGAGCAAGCGTTACAGGACCAACTGGTGGTACAGGACCAACTGGTGCGACTGGTACTTGGGACACGGTTCAACCAATTGAAGTTAAATCTGATACATATACATTAGTTTTAGCAGATGCTGGAAAACTTATTAGGTGTACAAAAGGCACAGCGATGTCGATTATTATCCCTACGAATGCTGCACAAGCATATTCAATAGGACAAAGAGTTGACATTATGCAGTATGGAGCAGGTCAGGTAACTGTTAGTGGCGATACTGGAGTTACTCTCAGATCTACTCCTACAAACAAGCTAAGAGCTACTTATTCATCAGCATCTATTATTAAAATTGGAACTGACGAATGGGTCTTGGCTGGCGACGTAGCTCTCACATAGTTAGGAGCAGGTATGCCATTAAGTTTAGGAATAGCTAGCGGAGCTGGGTTTTTAAAGAACCCTGCAGAACCTGCAGCACTTGGATATAGAGTTAACTATATTACTAACCCTTCTTTTGAGGTAAATACAACGAATTGGACTGCAACTGCAGGAGGAACTCTTGCTAGAACAACAGGTGAGTTTAATACTGGCTCTGCATCTCTAGCTGTTACTAACGGCTCTGGGTCAGGTGCTCAGTTTGGCAACGAGGGATCTATGATTCCTCTTGTAGCAGGAGAAGGCACTTATTACCTAAGTGCATATGTAAAACTTGCCAGCGGTAATTCACCAGCAAACTATTTTTTACGTCAGTTACAGTACGAGGCTCAAAACTCTAGTAGCACAGTTTCGGCAACAAACATTGGTATTCAATCTTTATCATATACAGGCAACTGGGTTCGTTTAAGCGCTCCTGTGACAAAGCAAGGTTCTGCAAATTTTATGATTATTAGAGTAGTTACAGGTTCAGCTGTAGCAGGGGAGATTTTTTATGTGGACTCTGTTATGTTAGAAAAATCAACTACTTTAAACTCTTATTTTGATGGCTCCAGCGGCGGTTTCTGGGCTGGAACAGCTCATGCAAGTTTTAGTGGAGCTACTCCGTACTAATCTGATAGACTCCCTCTAGACAAGGGAGAGACAAATGGACGAGTATGTCAATTGGTTCGTCAATGACGGACAGAAAAATTTTTATACGCATTTATTGCGTAATTTTGTAGGTAAACCTGTTCGCTGTCTTCAGATAGGTGCTTACACTGGCGATGCTTCAGTGTGGCTATATGAGAACCTACTAACCCACCCAGACTCTATTCTAATCGATGTAGACACTTGGGAAGGCTCAGATGAGCCATCTCATCATCAAATGAACTGGTCTACTGTAGAGATGCTTTACAATACAAAAACTAAAGATGGACAAGACAGTAGAAAAATTGTCAAATATAAAGGGACAAGCGATCATTTCTTTAGAAATAATAGAGAAATGTATGACTTTATCTATATTGATGGAGACCACACCGCATACGGAGTCTTAAAGGATGCAGTAGCGGCATATGAGTGTCTTAATATAGGCGGGATTATTGCCTTCGATGACTACCAATGGAGTGCTGGTCTTGGACCTCTTAAAGAACCAAAAGTAGCTATTGACTCCTTTTACAATGTCTATCGAGATAGACTAGAGTCTGTCTTAGAGGGCTACCAAAAATGGTTCAAAAAAATACAATAAAAACACTAAGCAAAGGAAAAAAATGACAGAGAAAAAAGCAAACAGCATTGCTGATATGTTTAAAGACACTTCTTGCTACACATATGAAGTAACTATGGTCGTACAAGTATTAGCCCCAACTAAAGAACTTGCTGACGCTAAACTAGAGCAAGAAGGCGGATATGTAAGCAAGAGAAGTGTAGTTTTTAAAGATTCAACTCTTTTATATAAAGATGGTTTAGATATAAAGGCTCTTCTACAAAAAGATGGCAAAGGCGGCAAAGGCGGCGCATCTGTAGAAGAAGACGAAGACTACATTTAAAAACTAATTAGAGAGACGTGAAGACATGAAAAAAATAACTTTTATAAGAGAAGCAACTTTTGGTTCAGACCCTTCTTTAATTAAAGATATGAATCAAAAAACTAGAGTGAAGCTTCCTCTACCCAAGCCAGCTTCAAACTATATTCCTGATTGGTATAGAAAGTCTGAAAGATGGGTAGATTCTGATGGCCCAGTCATATCTAACTATTCAGCTAATCAAGGTTTAAAACACTGCGTCTCTTTTTTAGAAGTTATTACTTCTGGATACATGATAGAACTTTGGACTGACATACAAGTAACTAAAACATACGATGGAAATACAAATTTAAATTGGCTTTCTGAGCCAGATCCTTTAGTTGTTAGAAGTCAGTCATCAGGTGCTCTTGTACCTAGACCCGCTGGGCACAGTGATACTCACTACGCTTGGGTAGGACAGTTTGCTATAAAAGTTCCAAAGGGTTATAGCGTTTTGTTAACGCATCCTATGAATAGATATGACCTACCCTTTACCACTCTTTCGGGCATAGTAGATAGCGATTCATATTACGCAGCTGGATTGCTTCCCTTCTTTTTAAATGATGACTTTGAAGGGATAATAAAAGCTGGTACTCCTATAGCTCAGCTTTTTCCATATAAAAGAGACGCATGGAGTTCTTCAGAAGGAAGCTCGGCTGAAGAACAAGAAGTTATTCAACAGTCTTATGACACCAGACGGTCTTTAGGTGGTTTATATAAAAAAATTCACTGGACTAAAAAAGAATACAAATAAATTTAAAATCGTACTGCTAATGAAACTAGGAGAAAAATGAAAATAGCTATCTACACCATTGCGCTTAATGAGCGTCAGTTTGTTGATAAGTGGTTTGAAGCTGCCAAAGGCGCTGACTATCTTTTAATTGCTGATACTGGCTCAACTGATGGCACTATAGAACGTGCCCGAGAGCTTGGTATTAATGTTGTAGATGTTCGAGTGTCTCCTTGGCGTTTTGATGATGCTCGTAATGCCGCTATGGCAGCTCTTCCTCTTGATATTGACTACTGCATTTCTCTTGATATGGATGAAGTAATCACTCAGAACTACCGTGAGCTACTTGAACCAATGCATGCAAAAGGAGTTACTCGTCCTCGCTATAAGCACATTTGGTCTTGGAATGAAGATGGAACCCCGGGTTTAGAATTTAGTTACGACCACATCCATACACGCAAGGGATACCGTTGGCGTCATCCAGTGCATGAGTGTTTGTATGCATATGGAATGGATGAGAAGCAAGAATGGGTTGAAGGTTTAGAAACCCATCATCACCCAGACCCAACAAAATCTCGTTCGCAATATCTCCCTCTTCTTGCTCTTTCTGTTAAAGAAGATCCTTATAACGACAGAAACGCTTTTTACTATGGTCGTGAGCTTTACTTCTACGGAAGATACATTGAAGCAGCAGCAGAGCTTAAGCGTCACCTAGAACTCCCAACTGCCCACTGGGCACCAGAACGTGCGGCATCTATGCGCTTTATTGCAAAATCTTTACCTGATGAAGCAGAAGACTGGTTGCGTAAGGCAATTGCTCAAGCGCCAGGTCGCAGAGAACCTTGGGTTGATTTGGCAAAAATGTATTACGAAAGAAAAGACTGGGTTAACTCATATGATTGCGCAAAGGAAGCTCTTGCTATTAAAGAGAAGCCTTTAGAGTATCTTTGTGAAGCAGAGGCTTGGGGAGCAGCACCTTATGACTATGCAGCTATTGCATGTTATAACTTAGGGATATATTCAGAAGCTTTGGCTTATGCGAAAGAGGCAGTCATTGTTGATCCTACAGATCAAAGACTTCAGAACAACGTAAAGTTTTGTGAAGAAGCGTTTATGAAGCAGACTTCTGCTTCTTAGACTTCTTTTCTTTTTCTTTTTGTTTCTTTAGTTGTTTATCTGCTCGTTCTGACTTATACGCTTCAACAGCATTTACGCTGGTGCGGCTTCTCCATGAGAACTCACAGACGGTGCATGTAACAATCTTTGCTGTTGTCCATCGTCCTCCACCAGGGACTTCTTGCGAACTTGTCTCTAGTTTTGATGGACGAGCACTGCAGTAAGGGCAATGCGGATACCTTCTACGCTTTGCTTCTTCACCGTTGTAAGAGACAGAGAGTGCACGACGAATTTCTACCTCGTCTTTACCGCCCCATATACCCCAGATCTGACGGTGCTCTAAAGCCCATTGAAGACATTGGCTTCTTACAGGACATCCGTAGCAGAGGTTCTTTGCGTCATAACGCTCTCTTGGCTCCTTTGAGAAGAACCAATCCCTTGCATATTTATTTTTAGGGTCGGAGCATAGGGCATTTATCTGCCAATTGAGGGTAGTAGCTGGTTTCCACACATAACTATACTAACCTACTTTTAATAAAAAGTTATCAACTATAGAACTAAAACACTAAATTTCTATCCAAGTAACAGCGATTATATCTTCTACAAAATCACCGTAATTTGTTTCGCCATGCTCATCGCAGACTGTCCATTCTTTTTCACCTTCTATGATGCCAGCCCAACCAAACTCAACATAGCCATCAATAATAAGTTTGAACCCATCAGATAATGAGTCTGAGATACCGTCTCTTTGTAGGGTAGAAGCAAGAGCTCTACGGACTATCTCATTGTCCATATCTACATGGTCTTCAGTGAAATAAATAAGATCTGTTTCGGTGACTTCGTAGTAGCCAGAGCCGCTCCATTCATTCCAAAGAGACTCACCAATTCTTACATCCTTCATATCTCACCTTCCTCTTCTTTTTCTCTTAGGGAGGTTAATGAGCTAGTAGGAAGATTATCCGTCGTGAAGAAAACAACTTTTGGATCTTGCATCTCAAAGATGCCAGCCACCGTAATGTTGCCGCAATTCGTGCAGACTTCTACAGCTCCAGTATTCACCTTCACTGGGACATCGACCCCAGTTAGACGCATAAGAATGTCTCCACTGCTGTCCATACTTTCTGGTTCCCATCTGGCATGGTCTTTTAACCAGCACACCTCGCAGAGGGACATAGGGGCTTGAAGTTGTTCACCACTCATATACCTAGTTTACTCCCTACTGGAGTAGGGGTTCTAAAAGATGAGAGCTTCTCCCGCGTTTAAGAGAGCGACGTTCTTTTGGTGTCAGACCGCCCCACACCCCATGCGCCTCATTAGCAATACCCCAACGAGCGCATTCAATTTTATGAATGCAAGTGTTACAAATTTTTTTGGCAATTAAATAATTGCCTTCTTCCATACCTTGGTCTGGGTCGTCTAAATCTTTAAGATAAAAAAATGTAGTTCCAACTTGAGCACAAGCTGGTTCTGTGAAATCCCACGGGCCTTTTAAGGTCATATATAGGTCCTTTACTTAGGCTCGTTGTATAGCTTCTTTGCAACCTCATAACCACAGCCAGCATAGCCAGCAATATCAATCCAAGTGTCTGGTTGGAATCCAGAGTTAGCAACAAACCTAGCGAGTTTAACGCCAATCATTGCCATAGCTACATCTTCTGTTGTGAACTCACGTTGAAAAAGTACTGACCATACTTTTGCAATGTTAGTAAAGTTTTCTTCTGGACCACCATATTGTTTATTACGGTCTCCATTAATAATTCGAGCAGCCTCGCGAAGAGCTTCAACTCTTGTAGGTGTCTCTTCAGTATTAACTGTATAAGTTACGTTTGTTGAGTTAATTGGGTTTGATGTTTCAGTCTTGTTATTGTTGTCTGACATCTTTTATCCTCGCTATGACTTCGGCTGTATATTGATATTCACTTGTTATTTCAGTAATCTCTGAGACAATTAATTCATAGTTAATAGAGTGACTCGGTGGTTCAGGTTCAAACTCTTCGTCTTCTTCGTCTTCACTATGAGCACCTAAAAACTTGGAGATAGCTGCGTCAGCAGCTTCAGATAACTCTTCGTAGCTATCTCCAAAAACAACAAATTTTAAAGTTGTTGTTCTCATGTAAGGATTAGTTTTTCAAGTTTCTGAGGCGGATAGTGAGCCCCTTCAAGAGCTGGTTCTTTTCCGTCAGTCATCTTTACAATGACATCTCCGTAACGAACACCAACTACAACACCACGACGACCGTTATGCAGCATCCCAAGTTCGCCATCAAAAGCATCTGCCTTTACACGAACCTCTTCTGCTACTTTTATATCGCCAGGGCGTACTTGGCTCCAGCTTTCATTCTTGTTTTCTTTGATAACAATATGACCAAGAGCTAGTTTTGAGAACATCTCAATTGTTGTATTTTTGAACTCTGGAGTTAGATTCTCTAAAGAATCAAACAGTTCAACAAGTTTGAGTGTTGCATCGCCTACTGGCTTTCGGACTTTTGCTGCTTGCAACTGAGACTTAACCCAGTTCATATCGAGCTCTCCCATGAAAGACTCCTTTCGATATAGATTCTAGTGTGTTTTAGTTGTTTAGTAAAGATTAGATGGATACTTCTTTTAGAGAAATAGTTTGTAATAGATCTTCAACTGTTTCTTTCCATGTAGGTATCGCTTTTAGATATGATTCTTTTTGAGCAGCAGAAAGATTGAATCTTTCTGAATCCGTCAGGGTTTCAACTGTGCTTGCTAGATGAGTCCACTCAAGACCTAATGCAGAGCTTTGACGCCAGTCAGTGACAACGGGAACGCCGTTTGCAAGGCTCTGTGCAAGAGCTGGCGACCACCAAGGCTCGTTAGAACGGTATACAGATACCAAGGTTCCTATGGACCTTCTAATCCTCTGCTGAGTATCTTCAAGGCTTTCCCAACGGTTTGTTCTAGTTGGAACAACTTCGTAACGAAGAGTCCCAGAGATAGAGCGCGACCAACTTGATTTAATTGAATCGCATGTCCAATACTCTTTTGTTATAGAGAAATCAGGGGCTACATAAGGCTGCCTAAGCAGGTATGCGTCAACACTTATTGGGGCAAGGTTCTTTGCGTTTGTATTTGGAATTGCCTGAGAGACCTTAGCGTGACTCATCCACGGAAAAGATGGATAGAGAGTTGTAGGCCATTCTTCATTATATAGAAATTCAATAAAGCCATAGACTTCGCGTTTTAGCTCATCATTTTTTACAAGATCAGAATAACTTTTTCTTCTGCTGTAAAACTCTTTCTGCAAGTCAGACATGTTTAAATAGCATGACTTTAACGATGATTGAAGTTTGTACTGCTCTGGAGCGTCTAAGAAAAGAGCAAGATTCCCAATCTTCCTTGCCTTTGAGGCAACAGAAAAAGCTGGGTAAATCTTGTTAGCAGAGAGACTTGTCGGCGGTGCTATCCCGACTAAAACTGTGTCGTACTCTTGTAAAGCCTCTTTATTCATGTAGATAGATGGCTCTGCAATTACTACAGAAGCTCCACCATCTTTTAAGGCTTGAGCAATAAGAGTAGAAAATGTTGGAGTCCTTAATGCTGTTTTACTAGACGCTTGTTGCGCCGTACATCCAGTTATAAGTACTTTCATTGTGTTACCTTCCTAAAACTTTCTATTAATTAGAAAACCGCCCAGCCTTTCGACTGGACGGTTTCCCAAACTTCTCAACAACGTTTATTAGAACGGTGATGAAGGTGCTGCTGCTGGGGCTGGCGCAGGCGCTGGAGCTGGTGCAGGAGCTGGTGCTGCTGCAGCCGTTTGTGGAGCAGCAGTTGTTGCTCCGCTTGCTGGGTAGTAATTCTTAATTTCATTCTTTTTGTTGCCGTTATAGGTTCGTGAACCAATTTGACCACGAAACTTACGACCAACCATTGCCTGCTCAATCTGAGCGTTGCTTGGTGCACGGTCAAAGAAATCTTTGCTAAGACCAAGCGAGTGCATTTTGCGGAAGAAAATTCCGAGTGCTGTCGGATTGTCTGGAGAAACAACGAGGTTATCCCAAACAAGACGCTTAGCGTGTGCACCAGTTTCAACCTGCGCCTTAAGAGCAAACATGGTTTTACCTGACTGTGTTACTTTTGCAGTTCCTTCTAATACAACGAGATCGTAATCTCCGTCTGGAAGGGCTTCGTATGATGCGGTCTCTCCCGCATCTTTAATAAGGTCTGACCAATTTAGCGAACTCACGCTGGTACCTCTGTTTCTTTCTTGTTTGTTGTTGTTGTTGTTGTTTTCCCAGCCGAAACTATTTGTTTCGGACCGAAAATCTCATTGAGCATTGTCTCAATTGAAAGCTTTTCTTGTTCTACAATTGCGCCAAGTCTTCCTTGCACACGCTCCCCTGCTTCATACTCATTTGTTCGTTCGACATACATACGACGAACTTTATAAGGAGGTTGAAGAGGGTCTGGGTTAGGGAACTGCTCAATTGTTAGAGCACCAAGAATGTCGTAAAAATATGGTGCTTGAATTGCAAGTTGTCCTTGCAAGTATGGACGATGCTTTCCATCCTGCGTCACACGAGACATCGCTGTTAATACGACAGCCTCAAGTGGATTAGTTGGGTGCATCGTAAGGTCACGAAGGTCACGAAGTAGACCACCCATGTGACGAAGAAGTTCGCCCCACTGTTGCATCTTCATTTGTTCGTTTCCAGCAATGCTGTCCATGCACTTGACTTGCAACTCTGAAATAGAGTCAATAATCAAGCTCTTGAAGTGGTGCTTACCTAACTGCAACCACTGATACGTCTTGATAACCGTGTCGTAGTCACGGACAGTGACAACACAGGTGTCCCAAGTACCATCTGCAAGAGGTGGTTCTTCTCTCAATGGGTCCCAGTACTTAACGATGATAGGTAGGAATCTGTGCCCACCTTCAACGTCAAGCATAAGACGTGGATATGGCGCGGTTACGGCAAAAGAAGATTTACCTACTTTTGATTCTCCGTAAACCATTACGGTCAATGACCGTTGTATCTCACTCATGTGTCACTCGTTTCCTTTTGTTTCGTTGTTTCCGTAATATGCGTATGGGTCTGCGACTTCATACATTTCACTTATTGCTTGCTCTGATGCACTTCCATCATCGACGAGAGTGCATACAGAGTAAAACTTGCATTTCCATTTGCAATCACGAGACGGGCTCGGATACGCATGGAATGCAGGGCTCTCCCCCTTATCAAGGGCAGTACGAACTCTCATCAAGTCCGTAATCGTCCCATGAATGCGATCCCAGAAGGAACGCAAGGTGAAGATATTGTGTCTGACCTCTATCTGGTCATAGAAAGGTGGTCGTGCTGCTGCAGAACGACGAACCTTCTTCAACATTGTGAAGATACCTCCGTCTGAGCGCTCCGTCTCATCCACCTTTGTTGCTTCAAGAAGCATGTAGGTAAGAATCTGTTCATTCATAGGTGCAAGATTTGCAAAGTCTCCAAGAGACCCACCTACAGTTTTGAAATCGCGGAACATACGAACACCGTCACCTTTGCGACGAACACGCATGTCAAGCTTTCCAGTAAGTTCAACCTCACCATTGAAGAGCGGTGCAGTAATAATTTCTTCAGTTGAAATCATCTCAAGCTCTGCGTCAATTCCGTTCTCTTCAACCCACTGAAGATAACCCTCAAGCATGATGTGACCAAGCTCTGCTTCTTTTTCAAGTTCAGATACATCAAGAAACTTCTCAAGCAAAACAGCTTTCTCGGTGTTGACAAGATTATTGTGTGCAGTCAGAAGGTTAGTTCCATTTGCATAATAATCGTCAAGTGCTGCGTGGATACGAGTTCCTAATGCAAGAGCACCAGTAGAGTCTTTGTACTTTGGTTGCAAGCGTCGGTAGTAACTAAACCACCAACGACGGCGACAATCTTTAAATGTTTGAATTTCAGAGTTTGAAAGTCTAACTACTTCACTCATAGGACTCCTGCCTTATCGTCTTTTAGAACCCTGAGTAGTTGGTCTTTGTCACGGACAATTTGCTCAAAGTTATCTGCTTTTGTTTCTAGCACTTGCAATACACGTTCTTCAATAGTTCCTTCAGTAACGTAATCAGTGATAATCACTGAATCGTGAATTTCGGAACCAATTCTATGAACGCGATCCAAAGCTTGCTTATGGTCAACTAATGACCACGGCCTCTGAAGCATAATCAGCCTACGGGCAGCAGTCAAGGTCACACCCACACCGCCAGCCTGTGCTGTAAATAGAATCCATTTAATCTTCCCAGACTGGAAATCATCAATAGCTTTCTGTCGTTCATCTTCATCTTGAGCACCAGTAATAAGACCGTGGTCAATCTTTGCCTTGGTCATAGCGGCGCTAAGAAGTTCAATCAACTGACGAGATACAGCACATACCGCTACTGAATCATCACCAAAGTCACCATGAGAAATATCATCCATCAGAGCATCGACTTTACAGGAGGGGTCTGACAATCTTGCTTTCATCTCCCCTGTTGTTTCGTTTACTTCCATAGTTGCGTAAGAACTAGCAAACTGAACAAGTCGTGTTGTTTGAGTCAAGATACTTGGGGCAGTAAGTGCATCACCAGATTCAAGCTCTGCAATCATGGTGTCACGCATCTGCTCGTAAGCTTTCTTTTGCTTAGTCGACATCTCAACATCACGGCGTTCGTTAATAATTTCTGGAAGCCATGGAAGCACAACGGACTTAAGCATACGGCGCATATGCGGATTAATTGCTTTATAAAACTCATCCTGCATGTGAGGCTTTACCCCAATTACAAGCATCCCACCAAATGCATTAAGCATCGTGTCAATCATTCGGTCAATCCACTTTGTCTTTGAAGGCCAGTCTTTAGGGGATAGCCAGTGAAGAATCGCCCACAAGTCAACAACGTTATTTGCAATTGGTGTTCCAGTAAGAGCAAAACGAATCTGAGCGTCTCCAGTTGCTGACCAAAGAGCACGAGTCTGCTTTGACTTAGGTTCCTTAGAGCGGTGGATTTCGTCTGCAACAACAGCTTTAAAATCAATCTTGTTTAGTTCACGAAGGTGAACCTCACAACGGTTTTCACTTATTGCTTCATCGTGACCACCGCATGTGGAGCAGCGTGTTAAGGCAACTGATCCGTATGGGGCAAGTCGTGAATGTGTACGCAAGGACTCCCAGTTGATGATGTAGACATCTGCGTTTGATTCAAATTGTTTCTTACGCTGGGCAGAAGTCCCCTTAATTACCTGAGTAGTAACTTCAGGCCACCAAGTCTTGAATTCACGAGCCCAGTTCTTCTTGAGGGTATTAGGACAGACAATAAGTGCAGGAAAGACTTCCTCACCATTCTCCTGTAATTTCTTGAGGGCACGGATAGCCTGAGCGGTCTTACCAAGACCCGGCTCATCTGCCAAAAGGGCTCGTTTAGCAGTCGCTAGGAAGGCTACGCCAGCTCTTTGATGTGGGAATAGGTCTTCGTCCCCCTCGGCTGTTTCAAGCTCTCTGAGGGCCATTGAGGGGCTTATACGGGTGTTTAATTCGTTACTGGCCCAGTCTGTAAGCTCTGGGCCAATAGTCAAATCATCACGAAAAGTGGAGCGTAAAGCAAGGCAACTGGACCAACTAAGAGGGACTCTCCATACCTGCTCATCTTGACTCCAAGAGGAGCCGGGCAAGGATTTACAGAGTTCCTTGTACCGCCATTCTGCGGTAATCAATATGTGGGATTTCTCTTTGTCGAGGTCCACTGTTATTGGCACTTGCTACCTTCTTTCGTCGCTATGTCACATACTAACACGATTTGATGAAAAACTGCAACTTATCTGTTAGTTATTTTTCTTTGTCTAAGAGTACACGAGGAATCCATCTTGAGCGAACTAGAGATAGAAGCCCATGTCGTATTGCATCATTAGCATGACCTTCTCCCCCCTTATGCCACACGCCGATGGTTTGGAGAGCTTTGTTGGGGAACATATTTTTAGCGTCTACAGGGGCTTGAAATATGATGTCATCTACTGGATAGCCATTTTCCCTGCATAGATGCTTGAGAACACCAATCTGCTCAAGGCTATAAGGAGCTTGAGAGTTTCTAGCAGTTGCAGCATTAATTACAAAGCGCTCACATACGACTTTAAAGTTCTCATATTTTTTCCAATCAGTTAAGCCAATAAGGACATCATTAGCAAAAGCATCAGGTTGACACTCAGTTGAGTAGAGACGTTCTGGTGTCTCGTCAGGATTTCCTGACCAAGATAGAAGAGCAACACCAGTTGCTTTTCCTGGGTCTACCGCAAGAACTACATGACTCATATTAATACTTCTGACCCCAGTTCTCTAACGGTCCATCTACATCTGCTGTAAGTGGCACGGCCCATCCTTCTGTAGTTGTCATACATTCACGAACAATCTTTTTAATCTCTTCTGCCTCTTTACGAGGAGCTTGTAGAACAATTTCGTCATGCACTGGGACGATTAAATAATCTGTTAAATCTGCTGCATCAAGTTTTACTAAGTTACTCTTAAAAATCTCTGCTGCTCCACCTTGAATTAGATAATTTACAAGTGTGTAAGTACGGTCATCATCGCAAGGAATACGACGACCAGTCCATGTGTAGACATAGCCCTGACCTTCATTACGGAATCTCTGCTGACCAATATTGTCAATCTGTTTTTGGAAAGACATCATTCCTGGATAGTTGAGGTCAAACGAGTCTGATACTTCACGCATCTGATGCTCTGGAACTCCAGCAGTAAGCGCTTGCTTAGCCACTCCAGCACCGTAGAGACGACCGTAGACAACACCCTTGATGAGGTTACGTCGCTTATCTGATTTCTGCATCGTTGGGTCTTGATAAACCTGACGACCAATTTCGGTAAATGGATCAGAGCCAGTTTGGTCTGCAATATGAAAAAGTTTAATTAGATTCTCATCTGCAGAAAGAGAAGCAAACATACGAAACTCAACTTGGTCAAGGTCTGAGGTAATCAATACATGGTCCTCATCCTTCGGAATAAACGCACGACGCACAGTGGCATCGCCCTTAGGAAGAGTCTGCAACGCTGGGTCAGTAATTGACATACGAGAGGTACGAGCGCCAAGAGTTTTTACAGAAGGATGTACAAAGCCATTGACGTGCTTATTCATAAAGTTAAGGAAGTAAGTATTGGCAAGTTTGTCAGCTTTGCGTTGCTGCAAAACAGTTTCTGCAAGGTTTTTAACTTCTTCATTCCCAGCAATTACTAATTGTTTAAGTTGGTCTGCACCAGCAGACTTCTGACCAGACGGTGTGAACTCTGTAATATCAGCACCAAGGTTTTCAAGAATTTTTACAAGCTGGACGTTGCTTGTAATTGAAGCCCCGTATTTGTTATAAGCCCAAAGCTTTACTTTTTCGGTGTAGTCAAGAAGCTCTTCATACTTTTTCTTTGAGTACTCAACATCTACACGAGCACCGTTAATTTCCATACGAGTAACAATCTTGCGTGTAGCCATCTCAAGTTCATAAGCCTTGTGATACGGACCTTCAGGTCCACACTTCTCCCAATACATCTCCCACAGACGCATTGTGATAACAGTGTCAAGAGCTCCGTAAGACCAATAAGGTTCAAATGATGTTGGGACAGTGCCCCAAGTCCAGCCATTAGTTGCAAGGCTTTCATCAAGTTTGCTTTGCAAGTGTGCAGCCATCGGGTCAATATAAGTTGATGCAAGACTCTTCAATGCACCAGAGCCAAGTGGGTCAACAATGTGAGCCATAATCATTGTGTCGTGTGCACGTTCCCAAGGCATCTGCCAGCGAGATTTAATAGCAAACCAACGGGCTTCGAATGCAATATTGTGGCACACAATAGGTCCATCAAATCGGTCCATTGCTTCGTAGAAAACACCAGACCATTCATCCCAAGGGATTGACCAACCAGTCATGCCATCGCCTACTTGAACAAGACGTAAATCACCATGCCAAGGAGAGAGCGCATCTGCACGAGGGCGTCCTAGATGCTCACCAGTTTCTGTGTCAATGGCAATAGCATTATGAGGGCGTCGCTCACCAAGCCAATGCAAGAACTTTTTTGCTTCTTGTACATTGTTGACAAGGTGTAGTTGTACACCTGATAGGTCCGTTCGTCGCTGGGTCATTTTTTCCTCTGTCTTGAAGGTAAAACTAATATATCTCTTTTATGGAATCATTTCCACTCTATAGATACTGTCAATTTTTTCGTCTTGATCTGCTGCTAGTTCTAACAACCGTTGAGCAACATTAGTTAAATATCTTGCCCCACCTTGGTCGTATTTGTAAAGAGCATCTAAAACTGGTGTTGGGTCTTCGCTTACTTGAGCCCATGTTCGGTCTTTTTCAGGGAAGACAACAGGCAGTGAGCGAGATGGGAAACACTCTTCACAAGGAAGTGCATCACTCTTAAGCTCATCTGATGATGCCTCTGTGAGGTTGTAACGCTTGACAAGTGGACAGGCAGCTCCATGAAACATAAGAGACACGCCTACACGAGAAAGAATGTATGAACCATTCTCTGTCTTGTAAAGCTTAAACTCAATCCATCTAGTAGAACCACGACGCCATGAGGAAGACTCTCCTAATAAACGACCATTAAATTGAAGAGTACGGGAACCGTCTTTTACTTCATACATTAGTTGACCCGTGTTCTCCTCTTACGCCTAATCCATAGATAGGTTCATCAGTCACTGGATCATGCTCGTGCGGTTCGTCAAACTGATGAAGTAATTCGTGCTCTGCTTCAGTCATAACTATATTTCTACCCTCTTGGTCATTGTAATTTAAATGACCCCACCAATCCATCATTTCTTTTGTAGTTTCATAAACCTCTTTTAAGTTTTTAAAAGGCCAAGGTTGGCTCCACACTTCTGGTTCTGGATAGAGCTCTAACTCACCTGTTAAATGATGTAAGTACTTTATTAAATTATCAATATGCTCGTTAATGGTTTCGTCTGAAACATTCTCGACTTCAGACTTATTTGTAAGATTAATTTCTGTGCAAAACTCTTCACCACTAGATGCAGTAATAAGCTTGCAGATATGAGGCTGTTGTCCAGCTTCATATTTAGCTTTGTATTCTATCATTTTGTCTCCATCAACTTTGCTAGTTGCTGCTTGAGTAAGTCTATCTCATTTTGCTGAACCTTTACAATCTCTAAGACAAATGTCGATAAAAGACCGTAATTAATTGCGGAAGGTCGTTTTTTATCATCATACTCAATAATTTCTTGAACGCCTAAATCTTCTACGTCTTCCGCGATATAGCCGTAGCTCCACTCACGACCTCTATTAAGTGGCGTCCATCTTTTGTGGTATTTATATTTAACTAAATTTAACTGAAGAATTTTTTGCAAATCTTCTGGCATGTAGTCAGAGATTTCAGTTTTAAATCTTCGAGATGAAGGTCCGCCTGTTGATCCTGAGTGAGCGTGAGCTCCAGAAACTCCAATGTGGCTGTGTGCTCCACCAGATGGAATTGTTACGTTGTGATTGTGCGTGCTACTAGAAAAATCACTATGCGTATGACTTCCGCGAGCAACTTGATTTGCTCCGGGTCCGATGGTGCTTGATCCAAGCTTATCGTAAGTTACGGCATTAGCCCCGATTTTACCTGAAGTTACTGCTCCTGCAGCAATTTCATCAGAACCAACTGCACCGTTAATAATTTCACCAGAACCAACTGCGTTTGGGCCAATGGTTGCTTGACCTACAGAGTTAGTTGCAATGTGAGTTGGAGTGATTAAAGATCCATTAATAGAACCTGTAGCTATTTTGCTAGCAGTAACAGCCGAATCTACAATGTTTGCTGTATCTACAGCAAGGTTACCAAGCTCATTGTTACCTACAGCATCTAAACCAATTTCATCAACACCAACAGCATTTGTTGCAATTTCATCAGCACCAACACCGTTTGTTGCAATCTCAGCAGTATCTACAGCGTTTGTTGCAATCTCAGAGCTTCCAACACCGTCTAGAGCAATCTCATCAGTGCCAACACCGTTAGTAGCGATTTCATCAGCAGTAACAGCATTAGCATTAATCTCTGCACTATCTACAGCATTAGTCGAAATCTCTGAACTGCCAACACCATCTAAGGCAATTTCATCAGCACCAACACCGTTAGTAGCGATTTCATCGGCACCCACGGCATTAGTAGTAATTTCAGCACTATCTACGGCGTTAGATCCAATTTCTGAGTTACCAACAGAATCAGCAAAAATCTCATCTGAGCGAACCGAGTCTGTACCCAATTCATCATTACCGACAGCGTTAGCATTTATCTCTGAGCTATCTACAGCATTAGTTCCAATTTCTGAGCTTCCAACCGCATCTACATCAATCTCATCTGCTTTAACAGCACCAGATGCAATTTCAGAACTGCCAACAGCATTATCTACAATCTCAGCACTGTTAACAGAGTTGTCAGCCAGCTCATCATTACCAACAGAGTTAGCCTGCAACTGCGCTTGAGCAATTGCGTCTGCAGCCATTTGACTGTTTGTAATAGCTTGAAGAGCAATTTGGTCAGTTGCTATAGCTCGTGGTTGAATGTTGTCTCGTCGCACAACTTGGTTAGCAAGCTTTGACGGAGCAGGTCGGGATTCTAGATATTTAATACGACGCATAACATCGCTAATAGACCCAGTAATAGAGGAACTTCTTGCACTTCTTCTAGTTGCCATTTTTATGCATCCACTCTTTTATCGACTTTCCAGTCTGTAATTAGTTCTAATTGTACTGATTCTGGAAATGTAGGACTGTCTGGGACATTAACCGTATACGAGTTAATTTTCCTAATCAACAGGTCATCTCTAGGCTCTTGGTCATTTGCTAAACGCTGACGAACATATTCATCATCAATGATGACAGAGCACCAATCCCCCGGGAAATAGGAACCAATAATTGGAGCAAGAGAACCATTTACGGTAATGCTGTATTTACCAATAGGAGGTCTTGACTCGTATAAATAATCTTCTGCGTAGTTATATAGAGTTAGCTCATCTTGGACTTTATCAAGAGTCTCTACTTGGTCAAGAATAGGCCAACTTCTTCCAGTTTTATTATCAAGAAGGTCTTTAGCTGAAGCACCCGCATATGGCTGACTTGCAGCGTCTGATAAGTCTTCTATATTTCCAACAACAAAAAATCTTGTTGCAGAATCTTCCGAGCTTTCTTCGACGGTAAAGGTGGAGATATTGCCTGGATACTCAAAAACAATCTGATCTGCGCCTAGCTCCTCAGCTGTGTACACAAAACCTAAAGGAGACTGGGACCTCTCAATTGGTAGAATTCTAAAAGTCCTTGTGAACTGTGCAGTATCAAAGTCATAGTCACAGTCGATTCGATACTCAAAACCACCTTTAACAATGTTTGAATATGTCTCTAGAACTTCACCAACACTTCTTTGCTCAAAACCACGAAAGATTTGGGTATCTTGATATTCACCACTTTTTGCAAGACTCTCAAAGAGAATTCCAATATCAGAGTTAGATGTAAAACTTCCAAAGTCTCCATAAATAAATTTTGAACCAAAGGTTGCAATACCGCCAGCTACAACAAGTCCATTGCCAGTAGCAGGGTCTATTACATTTAAAATTCCTCCAGAGATAAAAGTAAATTCTGTAGCTGATGGAATACCTGTAATAGTAAATCGACCGTTAAATGTTGAATCTAGTTTTTTTGTATAGAAAGCATCTATACCTTCCAAAATTACAGTTTGCCCTACCGCTGCTCCATGAGGTCTATCTAAGGTAATAGTTGCAAGATTGTCTACAAGTTTTTTTCTAATTACGTTTAGAGAACGGATACCAGATATGGCAGTCTCCGACAAATCTGCACCACTTAAGCTATAAACAATTGTTGAAGAATTTGGGACTTCTGTAATAACATGAAGACCATCTAAACCAGAGCCTACTTCTACAACCTCAATCTCTTGACCAGGTATTGCCTCATGCGGTGAAGATGTTCGTAGAGTTACAAGACCAGCCGAGCGACGCTTAGAGATAACAGAGCCTTGTAGCTCTTTAGCTGGCTTAATAACTTCATTGGCAAAGTTAATTCCACCTAAATCAGTTGCAACTCTATAAACCAAATCTCGTGCAAAATCGTATGTGTCAACCAAGCTTCTACAAGCTCCACTTGTACTTGGTCCAGAACCGTTTGCAGAAGTTGTTGTAAATTGATATTGGTTTGTTGCAGGAACAGCCGTAACTGTGTGGACACCATCAACAAGCGGACTGGTGAAAGTAATTTTTACTTTTTGACCAACAACAAACCCATGGGTTACTTCTGTTGTAATAGTTCCTGTTCCACTAGATACGGCAAAAGAAGAGATACCAACAAACTCGGAACCGTATTGAAGAGTTTGCCATAGATTTCGGTGGTAAAAATAGCTTGTAAATTCTGAAGCGCTTACAGAGAGAGTTTTGCTTTCTACGCTATAAGAACGTGACCAAATAATCCCACCCCACACACAGACTTGATTACGCATTACATACAAGCCAGTTCTTCCCGGCATTGTTGCTTCGTAAATATCTAAACCTTTTGTTGCCTCAATGAAAGGTATGTCCCCAGAAAACTCTCCAGCACGACGATTCACACGTTGATAAGAAACCCCTTTAAAGGGTATTTCAGAGATAACAGAGTTAGTAAGGAGGTCTGTTAGAAAATATCTATATTCAACAGATGTCTGAAGAGCCATGTTTTTCGTCCTGTCTATGTCGTTTCATTATCCAAGCCATCCAGAGCGGTAATACACCCGAAGACTTGCTGTTCCCTCTGGAGCACCAGTGTCTTCAAATTCTATCTCATTATCTCCAGGAGCAAGCTTGATAAAGTCAGCAAGAACATCAATGCGTCCTCTAGCTCCTTCAAGTTCACCATTAAAAGCAACTTCTCTGTTTTGAGTATCAATCTCAAGAATGTCTGCTTGAAGAACTGCTGTTGCTCCACTAATACCTGGGGTGAAGGTTACGTTGTTAGTTTTGATTGCTTTTCCAGAAGCTACAATTCTTGCAATTGTGTCAGAAACGCTTGCTGTTCCAGTAGCTGCCTGAAACACAAGAGAACCTGCAACAGAAGCAAGACCGTCTGGTGTTACACCAGTTGATGTAATAGTTCCTGGCATTTCTACAACACCATCAGTATCGACATTTGCTAAAGCAACGTTTGTATCTACTTTTGCGTAAGTAAAGCTGGTATTAGTTGGAACTGATGTAACGGTGTATGTTCCATCAAATGGAGAACCGACACCTACAATAGTGACTTGCTCCCCGAGGATTACACCGTGTGTGTTTATAGTTGAGATAGTCACGGAGTTACCAACCAACTGACGAGATTTAATCTTACGACTTCCAGCTCTTACTGTGGCGTCTGTGACGGCTGTAGCAATTAAATCAGAAGCTGTTTTTGCATAAGTAAATGTTGAGTTACTTGGCAGGCTAGTGATTGTGTATGTTCCATCAAATGGAGAACCGACGTTTTCTACAACAACTTTTTCCCCCACTACATAACCATGAGGCTCTGAAGTTGTGAGAGTTGCTGTATTAGAGGAAATAGCTTTTACTATAATACTTCTCTGAGTTGCGCGAGGACGCTTGTATGAGAAAGTTGTAGAGGTTGGAGTTGCTGTAATGGTGTAGCCACCATTGAGAGATAAGTCAATATTAGAAATGTTGACTGTTTCATTAGGCACAAAGCCATGTGGAACCGTGGTTGTCAATGTAACAACATCTGCAGCCATAGATTTATTATTCACAAAACGAGCGTTTGTACGAGTAGCAGCGTAGCTAAACTCGGTTGTAGATGGTGTAGCAACAATTGTGTACACGCCATTAAAGTTGACATCTACATCAGCGATTGTCACCTGCTCACCGATAATAAATTGATGAGCGTCAGAAGTAGTTAAAGTTGCAATGTTTGAGACAAGTACCTTAGCTGTAATTGTTCTGGGCGGTACGCGAGTTTTTGCGTAAGTAAACTTGCTAGAAGTAGGTGTTGAGGTAATCGTATATGTTCCGTCAAACAATGCATCTACACCATTAATTAGGATTTGTTGACCAGTTGTAAAACCATGAGCAGCTGTTGTCTCTAATGTAGCTACGCTTGAAGCAAGAGCCTTGTGTGTTACAGACCTGATTGATGCTGCACCAGCAACATAGGTAAATGTGGTGTCTGTAGGGATTGAAGTTATGATCTGCTCTCCATCAAAAGGAGAACCTAAACCAGAGACAAAGATGCTACTTCCTACAGTAAACCTATGAGCAGTGGTGGTAGTCAGAGTTGCTATATCCTCAAGAGTTTCCACATTAAAGATCAACTGCTTGTTGACAATAGAACTAACAATACTTCCTTTTAGACCTTGAGTAATAAGAATAAGTTCTTCTGTTGTTCTGTTAAAAATTCTACCTGGACCAGTAAAAGGACCGCTTACTTCTAGATAGCAAGGAACGTTGTAATTTCCAACGTTTGTCACAATTCCAGAGCCTGCATAGCCTAAAGTTAAATTTTTAACTGGAATATCAACGGTGTCATAACCATCTTCGTTTGTATCATTCCAAGAGTATTTAATTGGGTCTGCAGCACGAAGAGAGATAGAAAACTCAGTGCGTCCTCTTGCGTTAACAGTGTCAATATTTACATCTCCACCAAGACGGACAAAAGACGCACGAATTGGGTCATTGCCAGTCTTTAGCCATACACCTCGATATACAAGGTTTGTAGCAGCAATTAAACGGTCGCGAGCTGCTTCCACAAGAGAAGGATTTGGGGTTAGGAATACACCTTCAAGGGTAAAGTTTCTAGCGCTGTAGCGTCCTTGAACATCATAAGAACCGTCACCAAAACCACGAGGAATATCTGGCATTTCAGGGGATGGGTGACGCCACCAGCCATCAATATTTGTTATAACCCAAGTAACGCCATATTCGTCAATGGTGTTAAAAATAAACTCGCCAAGAATAATATTGGCTTGAAGCTTCATGCCAGTTAGATGTGGCTGTGGAAGCGGAATTAACCCACGGTCTACAAAATTATTTTCCTGAGCTTGATTAGCCATTTATGCAGCACCTTTTCTTAACTGGTAAGCAAGTTGCTTAGAGACAAGATTTGCAAGCTCACGCTCGTTCATTCCTGCTGATGGATAGACATTGATAGTTGCTCCACCAGCACCATTACCAGAGAGCATAGAGATGATTGCCTTGTCACGCTTTGACAAACCATCTGGGTCAAGAGGTTCTACACGCTCTGGACGACCTGCTTCACCGATTGTGGCAAGCGTTCCGTTTGGTGATGCAGGGATAACTCCACCTGCAGCAAGTCTTGGTATGTCAGGAGTTGAGAGTGTAAACCCTCCAATTTTTTTACCAAATACTGTAACGCTTGGAAGTGTGAATGATAGGGAGTTCCATTTGTCAATGATGAAGTTAATTGCACCTCTAAACGCTTCTTTTAATCCATTAAACATTCCACTTGCAGCAGATGCAATTTTGGAAGGAAGACCTTTAATAAAGGTGACAATAGAGTCAAGCTTTGATGTAATAAAAGAAGATACGGCAGGCCATGCAGCCTCAACAGCTTTCTTTAACAAAGCTATCGGGTGATATTTAGTGATAAATTCCGAGACAGTCGTGGAGAGCCCAACGAGCGCATCTTTAATTTTTCCAGGAAGACCTGTAAACCAAGTCTTAATCTTTTCCCAATTTTCGTTAACAAGTCTCCAAATCACAAGAATTGGGTGATACTTATTAATAAACTCAAGAACAGTTGTGGATAGGCCAACTACAGCGTCTTTTATCTTCCCTGGAAGAGATGTAAACCAAGTTTTAATACTTTCCCAGTTTTCAGATACAAGTCTCCAAATAATGGCAAGTGGGTGATATTTAGCAATAAACCCTAGAACCGTAGTAGCTAAACCTTGAATAGCAGTTAATAGTTTTCCTGGAAGCTCAGTAAAGAAGGTGACAACTGCACTGAGAACTCCAGAGGTTTTCTCTTTAATCCAATCCCAAGCTGCTCCTACTTTCTGACCAATCCATTCAACAGCTGCTCCAACAACTTCTTTAATCTTGTCCCAGTTTTTAACAATGATAATAACGAGCGCGACGATTGCAATAATAATAAGAATCCATGGGTTAGCCATCAAAGCACGACCGATAGCCATCAAAGCGCGTCCTACAGCAATTACTATCCTCTTTAAGGCATTTCCAACTGCTATAGCAGCGTTCTTTGCAGCAGTTCCTAAAGTTGAGAATCCTGATTTAAGAGCGTCAAAACCTTTTGTTGCGCCAGCTTTAATTCCTTGTCCAGCTGTTGTTAGTGCATTACCAATAGCAGTTTTTGCTGTACCTGCAGCTTTACTTACTTTTCCAAATCCAGATTTAATAGCATCCGTGGCATACATAGCCTTGAGGCGAAGTCCATCAAAAGCACCACCTGGGGCTAGAGCTTTTCTAAACTTACCGACTGCTCTAAACGGTGCCATAAAGTTTCCAGCTATGCCTAAAGTAACAAACTTGCTAACTTTAAACATAAGGCCAAAAGCTCGTGTTATAGCAAAAATTGGAGCAACAAATTTAATAACTGCTTGAACTTGTTCGTTTCCAAATATCTTATTTAAAACTTCTAAAGCCTCGGTTAGGATTTTAAAGAATGTGTCTATAGAACCACTCTCTGTAAGGTTCTTAATAAGAAGGGCAAATTCTTCAACAAAGAGTCCTAATGATGGAGCAGCACCAGTTAGGACTCCTCCAATTTCTCCAAATGTATCTACTGCTCTGCTGAGTGAATCAGTAAAAAGACCAACACCCTCATCATCACCAAGTTTTAAGAGCTCTGCAACAATGTTTACAAGAAGGTCTAATACCTTGAGACCGTTTTCTGTAGCTTTATCGAAGTATTCACCGAGAGAACCATCAGCATTCATCGAGGTCATTAAATCTTCAAAGCGCTTGCTAGCATCTTCAAAGTACTTAAGCAGACGCTCTCCAGCGCCACCTTCCATTACAGCTTTTCCAATTTGTTGGAAACCCTTGAAGTAAGTCTTTAAAATTCCACCAATACGAGCAGCTACATCTCCTGCTTTATTAAAGTTCTCTGTAAGCTTGCCAGTCTCGTTTTTGGCTTTCATGGTCATTGACCATGTATCCGTGATTTTTACAAGCCAATCACCAAAGCGGTCAATGAGCGGTCCTGCAGCATCTAAAAGATTTATAAACCCTTCATAAAGATTTCCAGTTACTTTTCCTAACTTGCCAATAAGCCTGTCGTTAGTTTTCCAAACACGTTGAAGAGCGCCAAAGTTTTTAGTTTCAGTAATTGTTTTTGATATTTCAATTGCAACATCACCTAAAGCAGACCCAGTTCCTCTGAGAAGGTCTCTAAATACTTTTAGGTTGCCTTCTGTAAGAAGATTTTTTATGGCTGTTTCTAGCTTAGGAAATAATTCTTGACCAGCAGCAGCTTTTAACCCTTTGAATGCATCTTTAAGACTAACAATATATTCAACAAAACTTCTAGCCTCAGGTGATAAATCATTTAGGGCATCTGCATAAGCATCAGATCCTGAACCCTTTCGAGCCTTTGCTTCATCTCTCTTTGCATCTTCTACAGCACGCTTTGCGTCAGCTATCTGTCTGTCAAAATCTCGTAGTGCTTTGCTTTGGACGTCTGGATTTTTGCCAGCTTCTGCTGTTGCTTCTTGAAGAGCTTTTTCTGCATCAAGTACACCTTTTTTAGCCTGTTTGCTATTAATTAATGCGTCAGCCTCGGCGTTAATTGCATCACGCCGTGAAAGCACTGCATCTTTAACTGCTTGAGCACCTTCAATACCAGCAGCAGTAGCTTTTTTCTCTTCTGATTTAAGATCTTTGTTTTTATCAATTGCCTTACGAAGATTGAGGTCAGCTTCAGCAAATGCAAGCTCTGCCTCTTGACGAGCGCGAGAGTTTGGTGGAAGGTCTTGAACGCGCTGCAGTGAGTCACGAGCTTTTTCAAACTCAAGGCGTGCTTTCTTCTCAGAAATAGCACCGCCCTCAACTTCAAAGCGAAGTTGTTGTAGTTTTTCTTTTGCCTCTTCACGAGCTTTGTTAAGGTTTTCAAGAGCCTTTTTAGTTTTTTCTTGAGACTCTTTATATGTTCGCTCAGCTCTTGTAGCTGAAATTTTTGAATTAGCAAGAGAGTCTTCTGCATCTTTTTGTTGTTCGGTAAGTCTAATTAAAAGCTCTGGTCTACCTTCGTTTTGAAGCCTAAACAGTCTCCGTTGAGCATCTTCAGTACGTCGGATTGCATCTGCTAGTGCATCTGTATCTTTTGCAGAACCTTTTGAAGCTTTTAGACCAGCTCCGATAGCTTTGCCAACGCCAGCAAAAGCTATTTTAGCTACAATTGCAGCTTGAGCTAAAGCAGTTAGTGCTCCAACAAGAACAATTGCTGAGGGGGCAGCTGCTCCTAATACAGATGTAAGAGTGACAAGAGATGCACCTAGTGCACCAACTGCACCAGCAACACCTGCTAAAGCTGGTCCTAAGAAGTAACCAGTCTGAATTAGCTTGTTAAATCCTTGTCTTGCTTGCTCTGCTTCATTAAGAAATTTGGAACTAAATAGACTTGATTTTCCTCCAGAAGAGCTTAAACCTCTACTAAAAGAATCACCAATCTTTTTTCCTTCATCTTCACCAATTTTGTCCGTTCCCCTAAAACCATTTCTAATATCATTATCAATACGGTTGGTGAGAGCGCGAACGACAATATAAGCATCACCTACAATAGCCATGCGCTCTCACCTCCTTCGTATTTATAGTTAATTTAATGGTGCGTCTAGAGTTTTACCGAAAGGCAGATAACTGTCTTCGTTCAACTCTGTTGGCGGGACATAAGGTTTTTGTACGTTTCTTGTTGGATCAAATGGTTCAACATCTAAGTCACCATAAAATCCACCATCTGGGAGCGAACTTCCATCAGCGGTGTAAGAAGAACTTCCACTACTTGATGACTTGTTCATTGCATATTTATAAGTTTTTCCATACAACGTTCTATAGATCACAGAACGAGCTTCAGACTTAGCTTCTGCTTGTTCAGCAGTAGATGCGGATAGGTCTTCTTCCATGAAATAATGCAAAACATCACACATGTTTGAAGCCTCCATCTCAGCTAGTCTTAGTCCACTCATAATTGCTTTCCCATTAACGTAAGGCCAGAGATCTACTGCCCACTCAAGGAAGGCTCTGGCTGCGGCGTAGGGCGGCTTGAATACTCCTCTACGAGCCATGCGGTGATTTCACCCAAGGTCTCGACCGAGACAATTTTGTCTGGATTTGTTAGAAGGGATTCAAAACGCGTAAAGCTTTCTTCTAGTAAACAAACTTCGAAGAAGTCATTAATTACCTTAGCCATACCCATACCGTCATTAATGTCAGTATTGGCAACGATGTTGAGGAGAGATTTACCTTGAATTGTCGGACGACAATTAAACTCCTCACCATGAATTTTGAACGAGAGGGGGGCGGTATTTACATCTCCACCCGACCCAAAGTCCTTGAATCTATTTGTCATGTTTTTTCCTTATCTTGTGTCTTTGACTTATTACTAATGTAATAAATCATTCCTGCTTATTTTACCAACCTGAGATTGTCTGATAGGTAGCGATTTGGTCTTGTACCTGGGTGTCTCACCAAGTGTGTAATAACCAATTGCCCCCTAGTGACAAATTTCAGAACTTGTTTTGTATTAGGTCTAATTAAATGAGGTCTAGTTCCCTCGTGATGGAGCCTTGCGTATGGCAAAGAAGACCCAATCCGAACATATTGTCCTCGTGTATCGCGAAAATGCCTCATATGGATAGACGCACGAAGTGCTCCAGTATTAACCCCAACTTGACGTTTAGCAGCAGCAGTTATTAATAAACCCTTTTTAGCTAAATACCTACCGACATCGCTGCTAGGTGAGTTTTTATAGTTAGTAAGTGCTGGCTGACGAAAGACTACAGTTGCCATTATGGAATCGCCATCGTGATAGTCATACGAGTAGTTGAGAATCCGCCTTCTGGCTCAGCCGCGTCTACAGTTGCAATAACCCCAAGACCGTAGCCACCCAAATCGCCCCATGCATCTAGCTGTTGAATGCTTTCCATTAATACCCAAGCATCATATGCCGATACGACAGCAGCATCTTGAATGTCATCTGCAGGTGGTGGATTACCATTCTGTTGAGACACAGGAACTGCGCGAGAAACAGAAATATTTAAAGTAGCGCTACGAGGGTCATTACATCTGCGAGGGTCAGTTGCTTCATCTCCTGGACTTCCCACATACATTTGAATCATAGAGACAACAAGTTGTTCGCAATCTACTGCTGGTGTACCAAAAGTCCAGTAACGACGAGCAGGTAGAGGCATATCAAATGAGCCGTAACAAGTGATAACTCGGTCTAGAACTTCTTGCAGAAACTCGGCTAAGTTTTTAGCTCCGTTATCTACTCCAGATACATCTACTATTGGCATGTCATTTCCTTCGTTCGTCTTAGACTATCGCGATTGGCTTTTGAGTATTTCCTAGCTGATAGATAACGTTGCTATTCAAAAGGTTAATTACTTCGTTTACAGCAGGGTTACCTAAGCTTGGTCGAGATGCATACAAATCTAAAGTCCCTGGGTCACGAGGACCTAGAACAGAAAGAATGTCTGCGTAGCTAGCGCTAAGTCTAATAGTACCCTCTACAGTGTCTAAATCTGCTGCATTTGTAAGAGTTTTTGAGATTGTATTTGTGAAATTAGATATGACTGCATAGACAGTCCATGCTGCATCATCTTCTAAGAAGTCTCCACCAAACTCACTGAGATAATAGATATTTGATCCACCCTCTGTATTAAAGTAAAGGTCATAAGCGCTTAGCTCAAATGATGGACTTGCGCCAATGATTCTGCGAGCACGAGGTGTATCTGGTGAGAAAACTCTAGAACGAGCGCGAGCTCTATCTGGGTTGGCTGTTTTGAGGAAAAGGTCAATCGCGTAGATACCAGTACGAAGTTCGTCAATGAATGACTGATTGTCTAATACTGTGTAGCTAACTCCTTGACGAGCAACAGATGTGACTCTCTGAGGAAGAGCACAAGTGTCATCTCCTTCATAGAGTTTTACAAGTTCAAGTGCAAGGATACGAGCAGCAGCACGACCTGCTGTTGGTGGTGGGGAACCGTATGTATAAGTAACTTCTACGTTTGATGAAGACCACTTTGCATTTGGTGTCCCAAAGATGGTTGAGTGGTCAGACAAGTAATAAGTCTGAGGGTCAATAATGTTTCCGCTTTGGTCACGAAGAGAGTGAACCTCAACTACTTTGCGACCACGCAGGCGTACGCGAGAGTATGATGAAGTTCCGTCTCCCAAAAAGTCATGGCTTGAATCTGAACCGCCACTAACGATGTTTTCTACCATTCCATCAATTAGTACAGGGGTATGGGTTAAGCGTGAAGCTCCTGTGCGAAGGTATGGGTCATAAGCGGACACATAACGCTCTGTAACTGTTGTAACGCCACTAAATTTGCGCCCTGATAGGGCCCAAAGCATGTAGGAAGCTGTTTTTACTGCCTCATAGGCATAGTCGGAATCAGCATATGTGCCGAGCTCTTCGACATCGGTCCAAAGATTACTCATTCCGTCCTTCCTTACATAAAGTAAAAGGGGCGGGCAGACAACCGAGTGTTAAACACTTTCGGCAACTGCCCGCCCCAACTTAACTACTTGGTTACGCTGTTGGGTCCTCATCTGATGCGATGATGAAGTCAATTGCGTTATCTGGGTTATAGGTATCGCTACCTGGAACGTTGTATGTAGATGTTGACCCTTGTGAGGTGAAATCAGATACAGCTAGGTAACCCTTGTTACGAACAACTGCTCCTACTGGGCTAACTGCTGCAGATGCAACATCTGTTGCAGTCTTTGCATAGCGGAAGGTTGTAGTTGTTGGAACAGCTGTGATTGTGAAAGTACCGTTGAAAGTGCTGTCCACTCCAGATACAGTAACGCTCTGACCAACTTCATATCCGTGTGCAGAACCTGTTGTAAGTGTTGCAACGTTTGAAGTTAAAGACTTGTTGTTAACTGTCTTAGTTGAGTCAGCAAACCAGCGGTAGAAGCCTTTAAGACCTTGTGGTGCCCATGAAGCGCGTGAGTATGCATATGGACGCTCTGTAGCAACTGGGAACTCCCAGCGACCATCAAGACCACTATCAAACTCAATGTTTCCTAGACCATAGCCTTCAAAGGTGTTAGCAAGAAGACCGTTTTCAATTACACGGTCACCTGACTGACGAAGCTTGACGTATGGGAATACCCAGTAGAAGTAAGGAAGGCTTGAAGCACGCTTTCCGTCCTTAACTGCGAATGACCATACTTCAACGGCAACGCCGTTACCTGCTGGGTCGTCGCCAACGGCTGGTGCGGCCCAACCAATTGACTTGTTATCTGGGGAAGCATAGCTTCCAAAGTTTTTACGAAGAAGCAAACCACCAGACATAAGAGCTGTTAGCTCTGGGTCTGGGTCGCAAATTGCAATCTCCATAGTAATGCGCTTTAGAGTGTCAGGGGCTTTGTATGATACGCATACAGTGCCGTCAGCTGACTTCTCTGTGATTTCGTCACCCTCTTCATATTCGGGTGTAAATGATGTACGGAGGAACGCCGAGGTAGTGTAACTATCCCCTGCTCCATTTAGCAAGGTTCCTGAGGCGTCCAGTCTAGTGACTCGGATCGCCACACCTTGGACGCTAGCCGCATAGTCCTGTGTAGCCATTCCAGTTTTCTCCTTTTTCTTTGTTTGGGATTAGTCGCTAGGTAATGTCACTCGCATGCTGTAAAGCATGCTTGGGTCTGCGTAGACAGCCGCTGGGCGGAATGCCTTGATACGCATGTTGTTAATTGTAACATCTGCTCCTTGAGCCAAGTTATCGTTTACAACCTCGATTTTACCGAGATGTACTTCAACTGGGCCAGTTGCATAGATCCATTTGTTGGTTGCTGACGCTGTTGCGTTCGCATGTCCAATTGGACCGTTACCTGTATAACCAGAGCCAATAATGACGTCTGTGCCTAGACGAGTCATTGCTCGTCCAGAATTCTCTGTATCGCCTTTTTTGTAGACAAGGCGTGATCCTAAAATAGAAGCCACATCGCGGGTCATATGAATGACACCGTTTTGGCCTGTTGGTGAGAGAGAAATTGCTTGCTCTAAAAGCATCAAAGCATTTTCTGGCTTCTTTGCTGCATCAACTGGGATAGTTGCAGCGCTTGCTTTGCTGAGATACATATTGCCATTGGCGCCTGCCTCAGCTTGTGCAGCCTTACCTTCCCAAAATTCTCTTTCTAAACCTTTAGATGTAACAGCCTCTAATGCAGCTTTAACGCCTGCAATTCGATCCTGACCTAAAAGACCAAAAGTAGAACTAAGATCTTCAACTTCAATGTTAAAAGGAACGTAATCAATGTAAGTTTGTCTTGTTTGATTATCTGTAAGAGTTCCGTTAGTTACTGTTTCATCGTTTACTGTAAGCAAACGAACGTAAGAAGGAAGACTTTGATATTCTTTTGAAAACTTCCTAATCCAACGCTCATCAGTTTCTCTTGCTGTGTGCTTAGTTACATCAGCAACGCTCAAGATTCCGCAGGGGGCAGGGATTAGCTCACTCGCTGGAAAAACTCCTTTGAATGCCATCTTATCTCTTCCTTTCCTAGAACCTTGAGCGTTGCTTCAGTAATTAACTACGGTTTAGTCGGCTTAGTATTCGACTGCTGCAGCTGTTGCGCCACCTGTTGTGTCACGGAGAGCTGCTGCTACACCGTTCACTGAGATGGTTGAAGTAATTGCAAGACCTTCGATACCAACCTTTGCAACACCTTCGAATGTTTCAATGAACATCTTGTAGTCGTTAGTTCCGACTAGAGATGAATCACGGATGATTCCAAGGTCAAGGCTTCCACCGTCAAGGAACAAGAATGTTCCTTCAGCGAAGAGGTACCAAGTGAAGCTGTCTGCGAACTCAACAAGTGCAGATGCACCCTGTGAGCCGTAAACGTTCTGGTCAAGCGAGAAGCTCACAACTACGCCACGAGCAGCTAGGTAGCCGTCGATTTCTGCGTATGCGTTAAGCATGTTGTCGCCAGGCATTGCAAGTGCAAGGTCAGCTGCCATTGCGTCTTTAACCCAAGCTGGGATAATTACGCGTAGTGGAGCATCTGCCTCTAGACGGTGACGTGAACGGTATGCAGCTGAAGCGCGACCAACCTGTACTAGGAAGTCACGTCCGAAACCGATTAGTGAAGTAGTTGTAACAGCTGTTGAACCAGCTGCAATCTTCGCTAGAAGGTTCTGCTCTGCTTCGCGTGCGTGCTGAATGAGACCAAGCTCGTTGTGACGAGCGATCAATTCAGGGTATGCACGAGTTGCAAGGTTACCGAACTGCATTTGAAGTGTTACAGCGTCTGTTGCTACTGTTACTTCTGCTGCAGCTGTCACTGTCAAGCTTGACTTAGCAGCTGGGTCTGGAGTTGTAGCTGCATCATTAGCAGCAGTCCATACGCCAACAGCGTTTGCATAGTCTGAAAGAACAGGGGGTGTGATGAAGCGAATTCCGCCACGATCAGCCTGGAAACGAGGAAGCGCGTCACGAACTGGACGAGCTGTTGTTCCTAGACCAAAGATGTCGTACTTGACTTCAAATGGTGCTTGATGTCCACCAGCAGCAACAAGTGCCTCTGGGCCTGTTACGGCTTGGACTTTAGCCCAGTTGGACTCTGCATCCTGTGTAAGGGTGCGAGCTTCTGGGAATGATGTGGATACGGATGCAACGATGTGTTGTTCTCCATCTCCACCATTCACACGACGAAGCGTATGAATGCGTTTTGCCATAGCTTCTGCTACGGCGCTCATGTCATCCAGTGGGCTGCCAGCTGTATAGCCAGGAATATCTGCACCTGCCGTGATTGCCACGGGAGCGGCTGATACCTGAGCAACAGGACGGCGGTCCGCTGGGACCTCTGGTGTGAGGTCGTTGCTGTTTGCAGCGGCGGTCACGGGTGCCTCCATTGTTTCCTGAGCCATTGGCTCAATTGTTGTTGGTGTTTCATTGATAGATGCTTCTGCACCATCTGCAACGTCAGCTGCTGCATCGTCTTCAGCTACTGCTGAATCTTCTGCTGCATCTTCTGCTACTTCTGCTGCTTCTGCGGGTGCGTCTGCTTCTGCTTCGGCAGCTGGTGCTGCTTCGTCTTCTGCTGATGCGGTAACTGGAACTTCGGCAACTGGTGCCTCGGTTACTGTCTCGGCTGTGATTTCAGTTGAGAGCTCGGCGGTCTTTTCCACCTCTGTTGACGCTTCGGTCATGTTCTTCTTCTTCTCTTCCTCTGCTTTTTTCTCTTCTTCAGTCATTTCGACTTTAGGAGCTTCTTCAGCAGGTGTTGGGGCTTCAGCCATTGGGGCATCCGCTACTGGAATTTCCTCTTCCATTGGAGCTGCTTTTGCTTCTTCAGCAGGAGCTTCTTCCTTCTTATCCTCAGCAGGCATTGCTGCTTCGGCTTCAGGCATTGGCTTTGCTTCTTCAGCAGGCATCTCTTTTGGTGATTCGGAAGAATCAGAACCATCTTCCTTGGTTTCGCCATCTTGCCCGTATACACGGGTCGCAGCTTCAGCGGCCCGCTGGGCGAGCTCTGTGACTGCGGCCTCACGTTGCTTCAGTTCTGTACGAACGGAGTCAAGCATGTCGGCAAGCGACGTCATCGCGTCAACTGATTGTGGAGTTGGGTCCTCCCCCTCAACCGTTTCGAATTCGCTGATAATCGACTTCTGGAGCTCAGCGACTTGTTTGTCGTCGAGTTCAGCAAGCTGATCCATCATCTCTTTGATTCGGTCCACTGTCCCTCCTTAGGGCAGTTAGTTAGAGCAAAGTTGCTCTAGTGAGTTATGATCAGTCGAGGCGAGGGACTCCGAGACGCTTAACGCGTGGAGGCACTCCACCTGATTTAAATAGTACATCGGATTTAAATAGGTGATTGTACGATTTTTAGACAACTTCTGGTTCTTAGGTAAGAAGCCTTAAAAGCTTCGCCATTTGTGAGGAAATCTCTGACTGGTTGTAGTAATCAGCACCAGACATAAAGCTCTTCAATTCTTCAGTTGCTATATCGGCATCTTCCTGACCAATTTTGTCTTCAACCTTTTTAATCATGTCTTCCATGAGCTTTTGAAGAGCTGGAGGAACATCTGAGAATCTAATCTTCGTAGCAGTCTCTCCGAAGGCAAAAGGAAGGTTTGCAATAACCTTTCCTAACTCAGCGGAACTGCTTCTAATGTTCTCTAAAGCTTCAGGATTCAATGCTTTTGTGTCCAATCGGTCAATAATTCCCATCAAATCGTCTGCTGCTTCAGCTGATTTCTTGTAATCTCCAGCGTTGTCAAGGTTTTCAGCCTCTTCAACCTTTTCAACTACACGGGAAAGACCAGCAGTGCCTAAGTCAGACTTAAGACGGGCTAGAACTAAACGGAACTTTCCTTGTGCATCTCTAGGCTGAGTATCAGGGGTGTATTTTCCTGATTCAACTGGTGCTTTTCCACGATTCATTTTCTCTACTTTTAGAGCGTCAATTTCCTCAGGTGAGAGGTCTTTG